CCTCCGGCCCGTTCTGCAGATACTGCCCTGTTACTCAGCGTCGGTTGCTTCTGCCTCAGCCTTCTCGTCAGCCTTCTTCGACTTCTTGGCCTTCTTTTCGGGCTTGGGAGCAGCCGGTGCCTTACCGAGATCCTCGGCGGCGACAACATCCTTGACAGCGCGGCCATTCTCGTCCTCGTAAACGAAGACGACATGGTCGCCACGGAGCGTTGCGGAGAGAATCTCCGACTCCACTCCGGCAGCCTTCGCCACTGCACCGAGATCCACATCTACATCCTCGGCCTGCTGAAGCTGCGCCTGTCCCAGATCCCCCTGATAGCGGGATCGGGTGCTCTTAATCAGAGCATCAGCGTTGCCTGAGCCACTGCCGATCTGGTCAGCCAGTTCAGCAGCGGCGGCACTTGCGTCATTTCCTGCGGGCATGAATCATCACCTCCTGAGTGCTCGCCCCTAGGCGACAACACTCCTGTAGACAGCACGGGGATCGACGACGGCAACTCCGAAGTCCAGACGGACCTTGAAGTCGACGGAATCGAGTTCCCAAGTATAGGGATCGTCCCCGCTACCAGCTGCTGCACGAGCCTCTGGGTTCTTGAGGAACACGCTCGGCTCCTCGCGACCGTTGAGGAAGCCAACAGCGAATCCAGTCACATCGCTGGGGTCGGCGAACAGGTACCAGTCGTTCGCGTCGCTCCAGTACGGATCCCTGACGACCGCGTCGTTCGGCAGGATTCCAACGAGGGGGTTCATGTTCCCCTTGTCGAACACCGAAGAAGCGGAGTCGTTAATGGTGGTTCCGGTCTGCTGCGAGCGGATGATCCGGTTCGCAATCAGCTCCAGAGTCACATTCTTGACAGCCAGCGTGCGCGGGCGGACAACAATGCGACGACCGTCATCGTCAGTCTGGCTCTCCAGGGTGCTGATCGCCGTTGCCAGCGAAGCCTCCGAGAGTGCGGTGGTGACAGTGTTGCTTCGCGATGAGTGGAAGGTCGCCACTCCGTCAGGAGCGGTCGGGTTCGACTCAATGAACGCGATGATGGTTTCGGTGACGAACACTGCAGCGGAGTAGCCCATCTCAGACGGGTTGTCCCTGAGCAAGGCACCAGAGTCATCGTTCACGATGGCCTGACGGGTGATGCTGTAAGTCCCGCCGTAGGTATCGATGATGAGCTCTGCGTTGTCCCGCTCACTGCGGTTCATCTCCGGATACTCGCCGCCGTCACCGACATATCCAATGCCAGTTACGCCGTTGAGACCCCTGATGCGACGAGCGCGGAAGTCGTTAACCGACTCAACGCGTCCGTAGCGCCTGTACTGGGGCTCCACCTTGGTGTAGCCGTTGTAGACGCTGGTGCTGACGGGGCCGTAGAGGAAGGACGGGAAATCCGCCTTCGTCTTGGCCTCGGCCAGATCCATCTCGCCTGACTCGGCCTTCTGCATGAGGTCGTCGCGGTAATCCATGTATGCCTCATACAGGAGTACTGGGCGACCGATTGTTCCGAACTTGGACATGATTCAGTCCTCTCCGAGCCTTACGGCTTCAGATCGAGGTCAATCCGAACCTGATTGGTCGGGGTGCCTCGTTCGTTTTCGATTTCCACAACTCGACCGAAGGCGGTGTTACCCGCAGAAGTCTCGGTCAGGGCGTTCGCGCTGGTGATGTAGATGGCCTCGCCTACGGCGAATCCAGCTACCTCTGCTACCTGCACGATTCCCTTTGTGATGAGGAAGTAATCCTCATCGTCTTCAATGGTGCTCGCATCAGCAATCGTGCTGTCGAATCCTGGCGAGACCTGCTTGACGGCGATTCCCACGAAGTTGCCCTCCTTTACCGGCTTGCCATGATCGATGGCTGCCGAGGCGGTCGTGTTCGTGACATAAACGCCGCGTCCTGGCCTGTTATAGGGCATTAGACGCTCTCCTTCTCGTTGTTTCCGTATGCCTGCTCTGGGTCAATCCCAGCCTCCTCCAAGAACTCTTGGAAGAAGGGCTTCTCCACTGGAGCCGGAGCAGCTTCGCCGTCTGTGTCAGACGGACCCTGATCCTCAACTCTGGTGGGCATGACCTCCGCGAGAAGCTCCTTCGCCTCGCGGATATCGCCTTCCACGCTCTCACGGAGAGCGTCAACGGCAACCTTTTCCTCGGTGTCCTGCTGGTCAAGCTTTGCAGTCGGCTCATCGCCTTCCAGCTGATACTCAGCCTTCAGCTTCGCCTCTGCCTTGCTCGGCAACGCGGCCTCCGAGATGATGGTGTGAGCCTCGTCGCGCAGGTCACGGAGCTGAATCAGACGCTTCGCGGACTCAGCAACCTTGGTTGCCTCCTCCAGCGCGTCCTTCCGTGCCTCCTCGCGAGCCTCGGCGCGGGCCTCCTCCAGCTGCTGCTGGTGGCGCTCGGCCTGCTTCTTGATCGCAGCCTGAGTTCTCTCAGCTACGATCTCGTTGACAGCCCTAGACGCGCCGCTATTCGGGTCACGCAGGGCCTCCTCTAGCTGCTTCACGATGTCGCCTCCTTCGGCGTTGTCGTCGGTTTTCTCGTCGCCTTCAGCTACGAGACCCTCAATGAGATCTGCGACGCGGCCACCTGCTCCGCCTTCGCTGACCCAATCCACAGAGCCAGGGGGGTTCTGCCTGATCCCCTCGACTACCCAGACCTGCTCTCCGCCCTCATCGGTCGGATGAACCTCGGTTGCCTTTGCTCTGATGGAAGCTTCAAGTAGTTCGGGATCCTCTTCGATCAGCTTCTTGACCTGACCGACAGGCTTCACCTTGGCGACTACTGCGCCCTGTCCGAAGCGACCCTCTGCTGGCACGGAGTCATCCCACCAGCTCTCCAGGATCCTGCCGCCGAGATCGCGGATGCTTCGGGGCAAGCCGCCAGCGGCCTTCTTCGCTTCGGGGCTCTGGTGGTCGATATACATCTTCCAGCCAGTAAAAACATCGGCGTTCTCCCGCAGCATGTCCGGCGTGTACTTGTGCCTGCCGAGTCCCTGCCCAATCGTGGGACGAATTACATGGATCAGAACCGTCCCGTCGCCTTGGAGCGCAGTTGGGCGGGAAGCGAGCGCTTCCTGCAGCTCAAGAGCGGCGGTGTCGTGTACTTCGGTAGTTGTGGCCACAAGGAAAGCCTAAGAACGATCTGTAGCTCCGCCACAATCGGACTTTTGCGACGCTCTATAGCGTTTCAGGCTAATTGTCGTGGCGCACGACAGTTTAGTTGTCGTGGCCCGCCTGATTCATGGCGAGTTGAAGTGCGTCGGAGAATGGACCTGCCCGTGCCGCGCTTTTCTCCCATTTCACGATCTCTGGATGCTCACCACTGCGGTCGATATCGGTTACCCATAGCTCTTGCCGTCCCGCTTCGCAGACCTGGACCATGAGTATTTCCTTGCGATCTGGGTGTTCTCTTGGCAGCGGGCCGTCTTTCGCCTGCGCTGGGTCGAGTGTCCATGCCATCTGGATCCGCGCCACGATGTTGGCGTTCATTTCTATCAGCGCGGCGATGATCGTCGGCAAACCTTCTTGCTCCATAAGGCTCCTGTCGCCCGTGTCGGGATCGACAAGTGGCAGCAGGCAGAAACCTGCAGGCGCGTCGATGAGCAGAATCGGCAGCCAGTCATGTTCTGGTGGCAGGTTCTCGCCTGCCGCTTCCGCTCGCTCCAGCGCTGCGTCACGGAAGTCTTCGAATGTCGGCGGCTGCTCAGGCATCGATTACGCACTCGGCTGCAGGCTTGTCATCGCGGAGCTTGGCGAATTGCGGGTGCCGGAATCCGCCTGTGGGCATGATGCCCATGTGCTTTATTTCGATGACCTTGCCGAGCCATGCGTCGGGGTTGTCGGTCATGTGCTGGCGGGTCGTCATGTCCATGCCGCTGCACCGTCCCGTTTCGATCAGGTTGCCCTGCTGGTCGTATTGGCTGAAGATCACCGCTCCGACCATTCCGGCGAAGCCGTTCTCGCCAGGTTTGAAGCCTGTGACCACCACATCGATGTTGTCTTGCGGCTTAATCTTTGTCCAGCCGCCCCCGCGCTGCCCGCTTGCGTATCTCGCGGTCGTGTCCTTTATGACCATGCCTTCGAATCCTTGGGCGAGCAGGGCTTGCACCGACTCGTCGTTTACTTCGACCTGCGGCACTAGCTGGATGCGATTCAGGCTGATCTTGTCGAAGAGCCGCTCCAGCAGGTCGCGCCGCTTTGTGTATGGCAGGCTTCTTGCGTCGATGCCGCCGTGTGCGATCAGGTCGAAGACCATGTAGGTGATTTTCTCGGACTTCGCGGCTGCCTTCGCCGTGCTGGATCCCAAGACGCTCTGGACGGTTCCCCAATCGTGGGTCACTTGGCCGTCTTCGATGGTCAGGGCAACGGCTTCGCCGTCCAGCCATGTCCCTGTTGGCAGGTGTTCGCCAAGCTCGGCTTCGATCATGGGCAGGCTGCCGTCGTGTGACTTCGCGCTCCGCGTGTAGAGGTGGACTCCGTCGTCGGCGATGTGGGTCAGGAGTCGCCAGCCGTCAAGCTTCGGCTCGCCCACATATCGCGGGTCGGAGAAGTTGTCGGGACTCATGCCCTTCTTGAGCGCCTCGGCGTTCTGTGCCAGCTTCTCTGGGCTGGTCGGTGCTGCGTATTTCTGGGGTGCTGCGGTCGTGGTAGCCATGTCTCTCCTTGGTCGGTTGCGCGATAGAACATAGCACATCTGGCGTATGCTAAAACTGGTGCGGTTTGGCGGCGGCGATTCATTTCTCAGTCTCCGACACTTCTGCCGCCGGATCTGCTACGATGTATCGCACAGTGCAATCCGATCAAGGAGGAAGTCATGAGGGGAACCCATAGCAATCTAGTCGTCACCACAGTGACGGACGAGGCCACTGGCGAGGAGCGCCCGCTGTTCGCCTTTCCTGTCCAGATCTGCAAGGCTGTCGACAACAAGGAGGTCAGGTTCGACCGCCGTGCGCCTTCGGGCGGCGAGGTTGAGCAGCTTTACCGTGACTCGGTCACGGGCGAGATGCTCAAGAGCGGCGATCTCATTCGGGGCATCGCGACTGGGGATTCGTTCCAGCAGATTCCCGATGAGCAGATCAAGGCCATCGACGAGGCTCTCGCTTCCAAGGAGATCTGCGTTGAGCGCACGGTCGACTTGGACGATGTGCCGTTTGAGCGTGTGACGGGGTGCTACTTCGTGCAGGTTCCCGCCAAGGGCGGGGCGCACAAGTCCTACCGTCTGCTCTACGAGGCCCTTCAGGGGTCGGATGGTCAGTCGGCAAGGGCGCTGCGGGTCAAGTATGTCCCGCGCTCCCGTCAAAAGCTGGCTGTCATCTACGCCGACACCAAGCTGCAGTGCCTGATGCTGGTCACTCTTGACTACGCAGCGGCAGTGCGCGAGCCGGACGAGCAGGTGCTGTCGCATCTGCAGGCCGATGTGTCGCCGGAGATGGTCGGCAAGGCGCGGGCTGTCGTGGACGCGCTGGACTCGGAGGATCGTGGCGGCTGGGATGCGCCCATCGACGAGACCATCGTTCGCCGTCAGGAGTTGGTCGAGGCCGCTCTCGCTGGCGAGGGCATCGAGGTTCCGGACGCCGCTCCGGCGCTGGATGCCAACACCGAGGTTGAGAACATGCTGGAGGCTTCTCTCGCTTCCCTGTAGTTTCGGGTTCTCCTCCCCGAAGACGAAGCCCCGCCATGTGCGGGGCTTTCGTCGTTCTGGGGGGTCTTGCTCAGAAGGGAATGTCGTCTGTGGATCCCGACGGTGCGGCTGGTGCCGACACGGGGATATCCGAGGTGTTTCCGTTCTGTGACGCGCCTTCCTTGCCGCCCATGAATGCGACATTGTCGGCGACGATCTCTACCGCCTGCCGCTTGCCGTCATCTGACTCCCACTCGCGCCAGCGGAGCTTGCCTGTGATGGCAACCTTGCGGCCCTTGCTCATGTATTGGGCCACATTCTCGCCCTGTGATCCCCAGATGGTCACATCGAAGTAATTCGGTGCGTCCACCCACTGATCGCCCTGTTTCCTGCGGGCGTTGTTGGCGATCCTGAGCTTGCAAACCGACCCGCCTTGGGTCTGCTTGAGCTCTGGGTCGCGTGTCAGGTTGCCTGTGATGGCAACCGTGTTTATATCCTGCATGGGGCCTCCTTCTGGCCGGTGTTTTCGGGCAGGTTACTACGCGGGGCGGTCGCTAGAGCGACTCAATCACATCTATTGCGAGATATCCTGTGCTCGGATAGGTCTGGATCACGCCGCTGTCGGTGATCGTGATCTCTGCGTCGTAGATACCTGGAGTGTCAAGGTCGCCTGATGTCCACGGGACTCGGATGAGCCCTTCGTCGGCATCTACCAGCGAGATTGCTCTCGTCACGCTCTTGCGCGTCGTGTTGGTCGTGGTGATGGCGATGGCTGGGCTGCTGCCGCCTGTCAGGGAGCTGGTTGCGGTCAGGGTAGGCACATCGGTTCCGGTGAGTGTTCCGCCGAAGGTGATCACCCAAGGCCCGCCAGCGGATCCAGTCACGGTCAGGTCGCCATAACCGATGGTTCCGAGTTCTTCAAGCTCGTTCTTGACGGTCGTCGCGCTCGCGTTTTTTGCGATGGCATCGGTAGTGTCGTCAAGGAAGGTAAGCGTGAAGGTTCCGCCTGTCGGGGATCCGCTGATCGTTATGGTCTGCTGCTCATCTTCGCCTTCGCGCTGAATCATGGAGAAGGTTCCGGTCGCGCCCGTCAGGTCGACGGGGTTAGAGCCCTCGCGCAATTGCAAGTCCAGCGGTTTGTTGTCTCCTGTCTTTACCTGATACATCTGCGTGTCCTTAGTCTCTTGGAAGATTGCTACAGCGGCCTGCAAGGTGATTGTCGCATGAGTTCGGTCTGGCTCCACGATGTTTGCGGGCTGATTCTCTGGAATGGCGTAGAGCGTCATTCGTCACTGCCGTTCCTTCTCATGATTATCCAGCCGCGTCCGAGAATGGCTCCGACTGCTGCGAGCATGACTCCGTGGATCTCGGCGGGTGCCGAGTAGGTCGTGCTGAAACTGTCTACGGTCACCGAGATCGCCCAGACGATGGTGACGACACCAGCAATGAACATCGCGAGCGGCCCGTGATGCTCGGCATCAGTGCGTCGTCTGTCTGCGATCCGGCGTTGCGGCTTCTTAGGCGGTTTCGGCATTCATGCCGACCTTCCGCCTGTGACCACACCGAGAATTACTCCGGCGACCAATCCGATGGCGCTCGCTACGATGTCAATGGTGTTCGGAGCCGCGACGATCACAATCGCGACGGCGGTCAAGATGAGCAGCAAGCCCGCTTTCCCTTCAATGGTCTGCATTACTGACCTTGCTTTGCCCTGAGTCGGTCGATGAGTTCTTGCCTTGACAGTTCGGTGTTCGGCGAAACGCCAAGTGCGTAGATGAGTTCGGAGGTGCTCATCTGATCGTAGGCCCCTTCATCCGCCTTGGCCATCGCCTCTTCTTCGGCTGCGCTCATTTCAGGCTGAACCTGTCCCATGCCGTCAAGCGGGCCGCCCATTGGAGATGCCATGGATTCGCTGTCACCTCTGAAGGCTGGGTTATTCTCCAGCTCAACACCGATCTCGCGGTATGCAGCATCAAGGTTCTGCCTTGCCCGAGTGATATTCTCTACGGGTGCGGCGTTGCTCACTTCGTAGTCACGGAGTTCGTCCCAAGCTGCACGGAGGTTGGCCTTAATCGCTGTCTTGGATGCCTCTGACCACCTAGGGTTGTCATCAAGGGCCTTGGAAGTCTCGTCCATTCTTGCCTTAATTGCATCTGCGTTAATGAACTGGCCGTCGTTCTCTAGTGCCGTGTCAAGGGTAAGCGCTGCTGTGTAGAGCGGGATGCGGTAGCTGTCACCGGCGAAGGTTTCGATTCCACCCGCCGTAAAGATGGATGCGGGATCGACGCTCTTGTTGAATCCGCTGTATCCGCCGTCGTACACTGGACCTTCGCCGTCGCCGATCTCTCCGGCGGGTGATGCCATCGGCTCCGCGCCTGTTGCCTTGAGCACTGCGGCAACGGTCTGCGGCGACTCGTTTTCGACATCGATGTCCACGCCCTTCTGTGCCAAGTCTCCGAGTGCAGCGATTACCTGAGCGCCATCCCAACCGCCGCCAAGCTCCGATGCCACATTTGCGGCAGACTGTTCGAATGCCACTTCACCTGCTGCAATGGCAGCATCTTCTGGGGACATTCCTTCATCCACGGCAGGCACGGGCGCAGGTTCAGGCGTAGTCTCCGGCGTAGGTGCATCTTCGGTTCCGATGTTGCCCTTAATCGCGTCGTAGATGCCCTTTTCGCTCTCTGGCAGGTCAGCTACTGGTGGAGCTACTGGTGCGGCTCCAGGCTGGTATTGCGGCATGTCGACTTCTGGCAGGTTTATGCCACGCGACTCGGCTACTTCGGTGATCTTGGCCCATGCATCTGGGTCGGCTGCTGCGAAGGTCTGTCCTTCGTAGTTTGTGTCCGTCATCTGGTTAATCAGACCGAGCAGCTTGTCGTTGTTCATCGCCTTAATGTTGCGGATGTTGCCCTTCGGAGACCTGGCGGGACTCGCGGTAGTGCCGTCCTGCGCCCAGTTTGCCACGGCCTTCTTGTTGGGCTTAGCGACCTTCTCCTTTGGAGTCGGCGCGGCTGGTGCTGCGGCTGGTGCTTCTGGTGCTGCGGCTGGTGCCTGTGATGGCAGATACTTCGGGTCAGACTCTGGCAGCGCGGAGCGTCGACCGTATTCCTGATTGACACGCTCCCATCCGTCTGGATCGATGGTGGCAAAGTCCTGCATTTCTTCGTAGAGCGGCAGGAACTTCTCGTTCTTCATCGCCTTGACATTCCGGATGTTGCCCTTGGCGGAGCGGATGGGCGAGCCAGCAGCGTAGGCGTCAAGGCCTAGCTTCACGCCTTCGACGGCCTGCTGGGTTGCGTCGTTGGGCTCTACACCAGCTGCTTCAAGCTCGGCTGCCTTCTCGTCGGTGTTCGGGACGAAGGTCGCGTCGACTTCTTCAGCGTAGTCGGGGTGCATGCCGCCAGTGCTGCGCGGAGCAAATCTCCAGTGAAGTATTCGCTTTGTTGGGCTGTGCGGCTTGCCAACCTCGGCATCGGGGTGCGGATCGTCCTGAATAATATTTCCATCCGCATCAACAGGTTTAGCGATGTACCACTTGCCTTCTTTGTTGGTCGCTCGGTGAAGAACATAGGTGTAGCCGCCTACATCGGCAAACAGCGTTCCGGCTGGCATCTGGTGCATCTCAACGGCATCGAGGTTGTCGGAGTAGTTGGCGGGGAGATCGACTGTCGACGCTGCGACCGGCGATGCCATGCCCTGCTCGTATCCGGCGAGTTCGTCGGGCCGGACTGCGGTCAGGTCGGCGAGCGAGAAGACATCCTTGTCATTGACAAAGCCCGCGAAGACTTCTTCTGTGTAGTTAGTGCCAAGGAACTCTGGATCCTGTGAAGCGAGCGAGTCCAGCGCGTCTGCTACTTGGACGGTCACTGCGGCTGCGCGGTCAGGCGAAAGGCTCTCGGCTGCTACGGGGCCTTCGGAGTAGCCGTGCGCGATGGTCGGTTGACCTTCACCCGACTTAATCACGGTTCCGTGCGGCATGTAGACATTCCGACCCTCTGCAACCTGCTTCACTCGCGCCTTGTGTTCGATGGCAGCAGGCGACTTCATGCCGACTGGCACTGGCTGGTTGACTCTTACGCCGTCAAGCTGTCCATTCTCTACGCGCTTCAGGTCTTCTGCTGTAAGCGGACGAATCGTGTTCTTCGTCGTATGAACGGTCGGAATGCTTCGATGCAGGTAGCTGCGTGGAAGCTCGGTGTATGTGGTGCCGTTGGACAGCAGGATTTCTTGCGATGGGAAGGCCCGCTCTGGCATGTTGGGCGAGTCGACAGGCGTAATATCTTCAAGTGCAGCGCCCTCGTTCCCAGGTTGCATCGTGGCAGGATCCGCCGGTCGTGCGCGGTCGCGCTCGGCTGCGATGACATAGTCGAACGGGCTTTCCATGCCCTTCGGCTTCCATTCTTCCACCGTGAAGGTGCCGCCCGCTTCAGCGTCGCCTGCCTGTCCGTAGCCAATGGAGCGCCAGACAGGATTTGCCGCTGGATCGTTGTCGCCTCCAAAGTCAATGTCAACATCGCCGTAGGTGTCGCCAGTAGCCGAAGGGGTGAGATTGCCCAAGGCCGCCTGTAGAGCATCAAAGCGAGCCAAGTCGCTAGTCCAACCTTCGTCTATGTTTTCTATCTCTACATCGATTTTGAAGGCTTTTCCGCCCGCCGTAATAATCATAGGCGTGTCGTCAAATTCGTCTTGGGGGCCGTCAAGAAGTTGAATCCCTAGACTCTCTGCCACATCGCTGTCGGCGTTCAACACCTGCCCTTGGATATCCTTCGTTGAGACAGGCAGGATCGCGGGCGATGCCATGCCCGTGCCTGTTACTGCCCAATGCGGCAGGTCCTGTTCGCCCGTCGGGGTATCGACTACAACGCGCTTACTGGTCGCGGGCTGCTCGTATCCGATGACATCTTGGCGAAGGTCGCCCCCGCTGGTATCTGGGTCAACTGGTTGGTCGTAGTAGCGTTTAATCGTGCCTGTGGACCCATCGGGAAGCAGCACCGTTGAGCCAATTGGCCGCTCTGGTGTCGCGGGCGATGCCATGCCCCGAGCTTCTCCCTGCGACTGCAGCAGGTCTTCTCTGACTTCGATGATCTGACCAGTTCCGGTGAGCTGGATGTCGTAGTAGTCGATGGGCCGTGAGCCGTCCATCTCGCGGCGGCTGCTGAGCACGATGCCGTCGTTCCCGCTCCACGAGACTGCTTCGCCTTCTGCGTAGACCTTCGCCATGGAGATAGGCGACTGCATTCCGTCACCGCTCAGGACGCTTGCCGCCCGTTCAAGCAGGTCTGCCGCAGTCTCGCTCCGAGCGGTGTCAAGGACAACTCCCCTTTGCAGCTTCTGTCCAATGTCAAGAGCTTCGTTAGGGTTATCAGGGTCAATCTGTTCAAGCATGTTGAGAATGACGGTTCCTACCACTTCCCGTCCGTTGCGATCAAGGTTGCCCTGCCGCAGTGCCTGTGCGTATGGGATCTGATTGGGCGACTGCATCGCATTGGGAGAAGCCATGCCTGCGGGCTCTGCACCCTGCTCGGTGACCAGTTGGTAAAGGGCGTTGCCTACTACTTCGCTCTTTTCCAGATACTTGTCGTCCATCTCTGGCAGGTCTTGGCGACGCTGTATTTCCTGAACGATGGCGGTTACGCCGTCTTGGTCAATCTGCTGTGCGTTGGCCTGTTGCATGGCTACTGCTACCAGCTTCTCATTGTTCATGGCACCGAGATTCCGGACTCGGCCTGAGCCAGAGCGGATCGGTGAGACGCCTACTAGATCCTGTCTCTGCGCCCATGCTGGTGACTGCATGCCGCTGAGTCCCTGCGAGACGGCCTTGTTTCGCTTGCCTGCGGTGCGCCTAAGTGCTCGGTCTGAAATCGGCTTAAATGCAATCTGTTTTGCTTCAAAGTAAAGCTTGGCGGCGAGCTGTCGATCCTTGGCATTGAGCTGCTCTTGGTTCTTAAGTGCTCTTGCAATTCGCAGGATCTCGTTCTCGTCGCCCGTGAGTCCTTCCTTGCGGCGCACATTGTCGATCAGTATTCCTGAGCTCTTGTTTGCCAAGCCGCCGAAGCCCTTGGCATATTCGTCGGCATCTCGCTTGATGATTGCCGCTTTTGTGCGGCCACCGCCTGCGGGCGATGCCATTCCGGTCGGAATATCACCCGCAAGGACTTCATCTATTGCAGCCGTCATCTCGGAAACGAGGCGTTGCACCTTTTCTTCGGTGATATCTGGATCTGTCTTCAGCGCCTCAAGATCGGAAAGGATGCCAAGGAATCGTTCTCCCCCTGTCTGGGAGACCATCAGGACATTCTTGAGCGGGATAATTTCCGCATCAAGTTCGTCCTTGGCCTGCGCCACGCTTTCAGCTGACGGCTCTAGGCTATTGAGGGTGTTGCGGGCTCGGTATATGCCCTGAAGGGACTTGTATTCGCGTGGCGGAGCGCCCCATCCTGCGGGCGATGCCATGCCGCCGCTAATGCTCTGGAATTGAACTGAGCCACCAAAGTCTCCCTTTAGTGCCTTCTCTGCTTCGGTTTGAACCTGCATCGGCTCGTCCCTGAGCGCGATGTTGGAGAAGGCCACGACATACCCTTCATCGTCCCTAACTTCTGCGCCGCCGTCGGGATATACGCTGACATAGCCTCCGTCAATTTTCTTCGTCGCGGAGTAGTTACTGCCAGGGGTGTCACGACCGATATCCCATCCGGTTCCGGCCCAAACCTCCAGAGCCCGACCAGCTTCTGGGCTATCCCCGCCAAACTTCTCCGCCATGGCCTCAACCTTTGTCGGGCCGCCTGCGGGCGATTCCATCATCGGCTCGTCGTCGTAGAGATCGTCCTCTTCGTAGAGATCGTAGTCGTCGTCTTCGTCGGTTTCGATGGTGATGTTGCCGATGCGGACCTGCCCTGAGTCGTCGTCGAATTCGACGGAGAAGGAGTTATCGAAGGTGACTCGCTGCATGCCACGCGGTGTGGGCTGGCCCTCTCCGGCTGGGACCACACCGAGTAGTCCTGCGTCGACCGAGTAGCTCTTGCCGTCTGAGCCTGTGTAGGTGCCATCTCCGTATGCGGTGCCGCTCGCGGTGAACGCTGGGCCTTGCATGATCTTTGCGCCGTAGTTCAGCTCGTCGAAGCCTTCTGATGAGTCAAGCGCTTCTGTCCATGCGTCGCCATCGAAGGCGTAAGCTGGATCACCGACGAAGTAGTCTCCTGCTGGCAGAAGGTCGGATGTCCGGCGCTCAACGATTCGCCGTTGCTCAGGCGTGAGATCGGCGGGCGATGCCATACCTCCCCTCCAGTTCCGGTCGAACCAGTCATCGACTTGTCGCGGCGAAATCACGCCTTGAGCCTCTGCGTATTCCAGGGCTGCTGCGACAACATGGTTCCACCATTGGTCGTTGACCATTGCTTCGGCTTGTTGCTCAAAGCTACCTGGGAAGTCGCCGCCATCATCCAGGCCGTAGCCTTCTACAACCGCATCGTCATACAGGATGTTCAGCACCTCATCCGTACTGCCGAACTCCGGAAGCTCGTCGATCTTCTTCATGACGAAGTCGGCTGTGGAAGAATCGAGCCCGATCATATCGAAGGCTGCTGCAAACGGGCTTCCCTCAGCTCCGACCGACCGCAACATTTCAGCTGCTTTTTCGGGATTGCGGCCTCGCTTGCCCCATCCATCGTTCAAGACGCTTACAGCGGGCGATGCCATGCCACCCTTTAGAGCGTTGTTATCGACTGCCCACTTGTAGACGCGCTCGCCGACTTCTGTATCAGTCGCTGCGCTGTCTGGGTAGCGGGCTTTAATGTCCTCAAGTAGCGGATCGATCTCATCTTCGCTGATTCCACCCTGCTTTTCAGCAGCTTGTCGGAGCGCTGCTCCAAGATACTTATTGGCTTCATCCGCGTCCTTCCCTAGGAGCGCAAAGTCGTCCGAGTCATACGGCACTGGCTGTGCAGGGGTAGGAGTAGCCTTCATCGCTGCGGCTGATGCCGCTGCCTTTGCGCGACGAGCTTCTTCTTCGTCGCTTGGAAGTATCGCTGTTTTCTCGTAATCTACGAGATCGAGTTTGCCCGTGCCAAGTGCATAGTCATATGCCTGATCTCGCACCACCGTGTCGCTGGACTCGCTGAACGGTAGGGCCTCCAGGCCAGTCTCTAGCTCATCAGATGTAGTGTTGGGCGGCAGGTCGTCGATGAATTTCTTGACCGCCATGTCGCCCTCGGCTGAGAACATGCCGAACTGTCCTCGGAACTCATCACCCTCGCCGCCGTAGATTCCCTCGGTAGCCTTTGCCAGCTCAGCCGTATAGTTATCGACATTGTCGGTGGGGATTGCAACTCGTGATTTCCAGGTTTCCTGTGCGTCTGCAATTCGCTCGCCGTAGGCGTAGCGGCGGAGCTCATCAGTTCCAGCAGCCTCATCGATGGCAGATCGTGTCGCGTCGTCGAGCCCATCGTACTTGGCTTTCAACTGGGCGCGGTTCTGCTGGTTGAAGCCGTATACGGGCGATGCCATGCCGGATGCTGCGAATCTCTCTTGGCGCTTAACCGCATCGTCCATCTGCCGCTCGCGGAGACCCTGATCTCCACCCACACCTGGAGTTTCGAACTTGAGCTCGTCGACCTGACTGTCAAACTCGGCCTGCGAGAGCCTTCCGGCTTGGCGATCCAATATCAGCGAGAAGACTTGTTCTTCGAAGTCTGCGAGCGCCTGTGCTTCCTTCTCAGCTACGATTCGATCTTCTTCATCAAAGGAGCTTGGGCCTACTGGCGATGCCATGTTGGATGGATCCTGCTGATACCAGAAGTCAGCCAGGGTGTCTTTTGCAAATGCGCGCAGGTCATCGACCGGCGTATCCTTGACCAGAACACCATCGGAGAACTCGTCGTTCGGCTCTAGGCCATCAAACCGCTGAAGCCAGTCTCGGAGCTTTGCTTCATCAGCGGTGTCTATGCCCTTGTTACCACCAATGGCCTTCCATGCTCGCTCGTAGGTGCTTCCAGGCTCCACGCCTGTAGGTGACGCAGGCGATGCCATACCGGTAGGGCCCTCTGGATCATCGGGGTCTGCGACATCAAGGGTCATGAAGATTTCTTTTCGCAAGTCTGGAATCGCGCCCTCATAGTTTGCGTCCATCGCATTGGGATCGAGCGCATCCAGAATCTTGACCATTTCGTCAGGCGTATAGGAGGTGGTGTTGCGCTTCAAGCTTGGATCCCTTGGCTTCCAGCGTGGGCTCGGAGATCGAGTGGTTCCGAGTGCGTCGAATCCTGGCACTGCATCGCGCAAGATTTCAAGGTCAGCGTCGGTCCAGGTCCATGAGTTGTTGCGGCTCAGAGAGTCTGCGATTGCGGCCTTGACGGATTCTGCAGATTCATAGTCGCTGGGCGATGCCATGCCGCTCTGCATACCGAAGCCGCGATACAGGTCCTGAAGCTCCGCGACAGCGTTCCGTCGCTGCTCAGGTGTCATGTCTTTCGTGACATCGCCAATTTTTTCGCGTAGCGCGAAGGCATCAGCAGGGGGGAGCTTCGCTAGTGCTGCGTTAGCCGCATCCATGTCGCCGTATTGAATGCCCCGCGCAGCTTCCTTGGCATTGTTCTGAGCCGCGTCGATGGCAGCCTGTGCATCGGATTGCGTAGCGCCCTTGTCTACGAGTCTCTTGACAGCATCTGAGTAAGGGGAATCGCCTGCTGGCGATGCCATGCCCTCGGCCTGTGCCTCCAGGCGGGCCACAAGCTGATCGCGTAGGCGCTCCTCGGCATCGTCACGATACTTCTGTTTTTCAGCGTCCGACAGCTTGTCGTAGTCCTTGCCGTCGTCATAGGCCAAGTCGTATGCGTCGTCCTCAACCTCTTTCGCGTATCGCTCGTCATTCATCTTCTCAAGTTCGTCGGGACTCGGATTCATGAATTGCGAAGCGTCTGGTTCATCAGCGACTCGCATCGCATCGATTTCTTGCTGCGTGTTCGGCGATGCCATGCCCTTTTCGTCGGTGTAGAGTTCGTATTCCGCGCCGATGCGGTCGGCCATTGCCTTCATTGTTCTCGCTGCGAATTCGTTGTTGTTAACTCCAAAGATGAGAGCGTCTTCCACAGGCTTTGCTACGCCCTTCACGCCCCGAAGCTCTAGGCCCGTGACCTTGCCGTCTTCGACGGTAATTGAACCCTCTGGTGTGTAATCTGCGCCGAGATACTTGACCTTCAGGTCATCTGGAAGTTCTGTGACGGCAGCGGGCGATGCCATGCCGGAAGCCTTCTTGTAGGCATCTGGCATCGCATCGATTTGTTCCTGCGTCATCTGCCTGCCGGTTGAGAACCGCTTGGAGAATTCATCGCGAGACATGCTCTTGGAGACGGTCGGCTCAAACGGACCAGCGGTCTGGGCTGGAGCGGTTCTACTTCCAGGCCGCAGATCGGCATCGTCCTGTCTGTCCTTGCCATCAGTCCACTGGGTGTTCGGCGATGCCATACCGATGCCGCGCTCAAACTCGCTGGACTTGGATCCTGGAGCCTCCATGTCGCGCTCATCCTGCTCCATCTTGGCGAGCTTGGCCGCGTCGGAAGCGGTTCCCTGTGCGCCTCTGTTGAGCGTCAGCTTCCGCCCGTTAGCCAGCCTAATGCTCTTGCCGTCAGGTTCAATCTTCCCGCGTGTGCCTGCAAGGTCGACGCTATCTCCAGGCCGCAGCACCCGCCCGCGCCCCTTGGGTGCGAAGGTGCCGTCAGCAAGCCTCTTAATGGATGCGATCCGCGATGCGCTCCAGCCACCACGGTTCCCGCCGATGCTGCGGAGCCCGCTCATAGCCGCGCCACGGAGACGATTGTCGATGCTCGCCTCCTGCAGTTCTATATTCGGATACCGCTTCTTGACAGCGGCTCGCACCTTAGACTTTTCTTCGGGTGTGCCGAACTGAGCTACGCGAGCAAGGGCGTTACGGGCATGCGCCTCGTCATGGATTGGGTACTTCCGCTCAGACGGGAAGACGAATGCGCTTTCGGGGAGAGCCTTCTTTTCCTTGTAGGAGAGCTTGGCCTCTTCCATCTCCGGCGGCTCTATCAGTGCGATGATGGGGTTGTTGGGTGAGCCGCATTCGGGGCAGTACTTCTCGTCACCCTCTAGCTCAGCGCCGCATGAGCACTTCTCGCCCTCGCTCCAGCCACAGTTCGGGCAGTAGGCATGGTCGCCCTTGCCACAGTCGCAGGTTTCTTTGCCTTCCTGCTCGTAGCCTTCCTTCTCGTAATCTCCCTTGCCGCCCTTCTCAATCTTCACCTCGACTTCGACCTTCATGCCCTCTTGCATGTCGGACATTTCGGACTCCCAGTCATCGCAGAGCATGTTGGGGCCTACGGAGTGATCACCGTGCTTCGTGCATTTCCCGTTCTCGTAGTACTCGCAGGTTTCACAGCGCATGTCTCCAGCGCGGGCCTCGCGTAGGTTCGGCGGACCCTCTGGTGCAGCGACTGCATTGCCGTCTGTTGCGGCCTCTGCGTCGCCTGCGTCAGACATGGCATCTTCCCGCAGGTTCTCCCAGTCAGGCACGAAGGCTTCGCGCATGTTGAGCGGGCGGCCAGCAGGACGCTTGGCTCGGTCTAGCAGGAAGTTCATGTCTTTCTTAGTCATCTCTCCCACCGGCTTGCCCATCTTGTCTTGCATCGCGGCTGCGGTTTGTGCGCCGACAATGCCGTCCACCTGCAGATTGTTCATCTGCTGGAACTGTCTTACGGCGGCCTCGGTTGCAGAGTCGAACTTGCCGGAAGCATTTTGCATTCCCAGATCCTTCTGGACACCGCGAACCGCTGCGCCCTTTGAGCCAACGGTTATCCACCTTCCGCCGCGTCCTCTTGGGTGCTTCTTCTCAAACTCAGGGTCTTCCACCTGTCCACGGGGATTGCCCTGCTTATCGTAGGCAATCTTGCCACCTGGCCCCATGCGAGCGTTGCGCCACTTGGCGTAGGAGCTCAGCGCTGGGGATCCGCCAGCGGATTCTTCCAGCTGGTCGTTGGAAACCTTGCCGTTGAGCTTCTTCTGGGTCTTAGGTCCGGCTACGCCGTCTGCCTTGAGTCCGATGCGGCGCTGGATTGCCTTGAGTGCTCGCTCAGTATGGATCCCGAAGACGCCATCTACGCCCGCATCGCCGACGCTTGCCTCCATGATCCAGAGCTGGGCCTGAAGCTTGGCAACGGCTTCTCCCTCCGCCCCACGCTGGAGCGACTCCTGCATCTGCGCTGCGGCCATGTTGTCGACAAGGTTCGGATACTTGCGCCCTGCCTTCTTCGCCCGTGCCTTCGCAGCGGCCTTCTGCTTATCGGTCAGCTTCTTGCCCTTCTTGCCCTTCGGGTTCTTCTTCTCCCACGGCGGCGTGTCTTCTGCCATGTCGCCTTCGCTGAGCTGTCCGAAGGACTCTGCAAGTGCGCGAAGCTCGTCGACTTCGTCAGCGAGCAGGTCGGCAACCTTCTTCATATCGCGGGGCTCTGCTGCGGGGCCACCAAGCCGTCCGATCTTGACTGACTCCGACAGGTCTGCCTCCATGAGCTCAATCGCCTTCTTGACGATCTCCTGCTTACCGACTGTCTTCGGCTCGCGGAGCAGCGGGAGCATGCCTTCGGCGACGATGAGCCGCTTCTTGACGAGTTGTCCGATCTCCTTGGCGACCTTGTCATCGCAGTGCATCTCCATGAGATCGTCGGCTGCGGTCAGATCAAAGGCCTCTTGGAGTTCTGCTGTTTCCTTCAGAGACTTGGCTGCGGTCTTCGCCTTGGACTTGGCTCGCTTGGCCTCCCAAGATGCGACAGCGGCACAAGCCTTGGCGCGGGTCGTGGGCTTCAGGTCACCGCCGTTCCAGTTCTTTCCGGTTGAGCACCAGCGCTTTGTCGTGGCGACGGCGGAAGCGATGGCCTGACCGATGGGCCGCCCGCGCTCGTAGTGCATGTGCTTTGCGATCCGTTCGATGTAGCTCGGAAGACCGCCCGTCTTGTCCACCCAGTTCTGCTTGCCAGGGACACGCTCCAGATCGGGATAGACCCGACTGCTTACTTCTTGGAGTTCGTTACGAGAAGGTGGCACTGTGCGAATGCTAAAGGTTGTGGCTCAGGGTTCCCGAAAATGACTTTCAGCGTGTCGCCCTAGCTGCGAGCGCGTCGATGAAGCGTTCGATGTCGATCCGATTGCCCTGATCGTGGTAGCAATCGTCCCAGACCTTCTTCGTAGAGATTAGTGCGTCTTTCCATTCTTGGCGGCTCTGCTTATCGTGCGGCCAGCGGACTCGTTGAAGGGCGATTTTCCACGCATGCTCAAAAGAGATTTGCCGCCCCTTCATGGCGACAAGTTCCTGAAGCAACTGTTGTGGTGGTGTCGGCCTAGTCTTTCTCGCTGGTGTTGGCATCGGCCCCGCGCATCTGAACCTGCGCGTCGCCCCTGTAGGTTGCAATGGCTGCCATCATCAGTCGCAGTTCCCGTTCAATCGCAGCGAGGGAGCGATCCCGTTCGGCGGGATCCGCGAGAGATGCCTGCTGGACCTCGATGAAGTTTCGGAGAGCTGTTACTTCGGGCAGTGACATGGCTCGGAGTGTGAATCAGCCTTCGGACGGAATGATCTGTTCGACGATCCGGCGGTCTTGCTCATGGGTGAGCAGCTTCATGGCTTCTGCGGGCTCCACCCAGCGAAGCTCGTCGACTTCTTCGTTGGGCTGAAAGGCATCCATCTCGTTTGGCCGCATCAGGAAGTATCTGACGATCTTCTCGTCGTTGACCGACGGGTTGAGTTCTCTGGTCGGCTCGGCGCTGATGCCCGTTTCTTCCAGGACTTCCCGCACTGCGGTCTGCTCGGCTTCTTCGTCGGCTTCTGGTTTGCCCTTCGGCAGCGACCAGTCGTCCTGTTTCGTTCGATGGATGACGGCGATCTTCGGCATGTCGCCTTCTTCGTCTAGGACTACGCCACCTGCGGATGTTTCGGAATCTACTCCCGTCGGGATGTCTGAGCGATACAAACTTCTAGTGGCCATCCAGATCGTGGCATCGTCACCACCAATCTCAGCCGCCGCACGAACAGCGGCGCGAGATGCCATATCCCATCTCGCTCGCTGTTCTGGCGTTGTCACATACTCGGGATAGCTTCGCTCCGGCATGCCCTTCAGACTACCGCCCTTCGCCGATGTTATCCAGCCAGTCCTCCAGCGCCCTTTCGTCGCTGAGTTCCCATCGGTCGTCTTCACCTTCGCGGTGAATGTCCAGCAGTGTTGCCCAGACCTCGTGGTAGAGATCGGCCCGCTCGCGGTTGCGCTTGGCTACCGCGTTCTTGAAGTTGCCGTAGTCGATCTCGGTCATGAGTCGCAGGCTGAGTTCCATCCATGCCTGTCGCGGCACGATGAGCCGCCAGTGGTAATCAGCCTGTGGTGTATGCACGATCTTGTCGGTGTCGAAGCCGTCGACGCTGGCCGACTTGTAGTCGCGCCTCACTGCATCGGCGAGTTCGCACAGGTTGACCAGATCATCGCGGGATCTCGCCCGCACCATCAGGACCTGCAGGTCATCGTTGTGTTCAACCACGCTGTAGAAGCCGTATTTCGTTTGAAGCCACATGATTCCTCCTTGGGTAATGTCAGGGACGACAGGATACCCCTGCCGCCCCTAACAGTCAACTAGGCTGCGAGGACCAGTTCCAGACCGCGCTGCTTCAGGTCATGGTCTTCGAAGCTCCGTGCCATCTGATCGGTTCGCACCGTGTAGCGGCGATACCAGTCGGCATACTCCGCTACCGCGTTGGCCGCGCACCACTTGGTTCCAGGGCTGTTGCCGCGTGTGTCTCCGTTCGGATTCAGTCCTTCGAAGATGCTCATCAGCATCTCGCGGGACTCCTCGCGGTTCTTGCGGGCCAGTTCGCCGAGGTCATCGATCTTGTCCAGTCCGAGCAGCGGGCTTACCACTCGCTCGTCGTAGGCATTCGGTGACATCGGGATCTGGGCGAGCTCATCGCCAAGCTTCTTGAAGGCCGCGTCCCAGTCAAGCGTGAGCTGCATGACCTTTCGTGCCTCGTTGAGCTTCGCGTCCAGATCGCCTGTGTGCCGGAACCTGTAGCTGCGGTTTGCGCTCCCGCGCATCGCCCAGCCGAGGGTGTTGGCGCAGACTACCCGCACATTGGTCGCTGCGGCGGTGACCGCCATGCTCCCGTCGTGCGAGTTGGCGCAGTAGACATAGCGCATCACTTCGTCGCCGCCTACTTCCACCATCTCAGGGATGACCGCGAGCACCCAGACGCGCCTGCCGTTCTGCAGGCTGCCTGCGGTTTCGATCTGGACATCTGTTCCGAGGACCGCATCCAGCCATGCGAATGCGTCCCTGTTCGGCACGACCTTGTAGTCCTTGCCGACGATGCCGAGAACATGCCGCGTGTCCTGTCGGATGTTCGCCATCCATCCATCCACCTGCGTGAGCGTGGACTCTGCTGCTGGCACATACATGCCCTTCTCGTTGTCAGTGACAGGCCCCATCGTGAAGAGTGGGTGCTGCTCCACTTCCCATGTGAGTCCTGAGAGTTCCAGCGCGTGGTCGATGTCGGACGGGTAGTCGTCCAGCACCGCGCCCAGGCCATGCCAAGGCACCTTCCGCACTGAGAACATTGAATCGTGCTGCAGGATTTCGTGACTCATTTCCTGCTCCTTTCTGGTCGGTTGCACGACACACTGTATCACACATTTCTCGGAGTCAGAAATTGTCGTGGTGGACGACACTTAGTCCATCAGACCTGTAGTCGCGCTAGTAGTAGTCTGTGGCCACGCGCTTGCCGCGTTGCCCGCAGGTCGCGCAGGCGCTCTGTGCCTCGACCTTTGCCTTCGGGTTAGTCCCATCGATCTCCCAGCGCTTATTGCACTTCTGGCAGACCATCTGGAGCCAAGGCCGCTTTAGTCGACCCGCCATCCGCTCTCCCAGAGTTCGTGTTGGCTCTTAAACCTGGCGATGGGCCGTTTCGTGTCGTAGTCGAACACGGTCAGGCCAGCCTGCTCGCGCAAGTAGCCCAAGAGCATGCCATCTTTCTCTGCCTTCTTCATCGGCAGCATTGGGCGACACGGCCAGAGTGAGGGCTGGTCAATCAGTTCCATCTGCGTCGGGATCCGGCAGCCCGTAGTAATCGTGGTGTGCAATTACGCTGGTATCGATCCTAAGCCCTGAGCTCAGTCGCTCTGCTTTCTCCCGCAGGGTGATGCCGTCGCAAAACAGATTGGAGCATCCGATGGTCGGCTTGCCAGTCTCGTTGTTAATGATCAGCCACTTGCGCTGCGAGACTGGCTCGGCCTTCCCGCCGATCTTTCGTTGTGCTGTCTTTCGTTTACTCAAGGTGATCAGGCTCTCTTTCGATCCACGCTACGGTTGCAATCGCATCGGACAGATCCTTCACTGGGATCGCACCAACCTTTGGCTGGGTCGGGTGAATCACCCAGAGTTCCTTGCCGCCGCGATAGATGTAGCTCGCGCCAGACTTGGCTTCAAGGTGGATGCTGCTGATCCCTTCCGGAAACTTCAATTCATTTCCAGACGAAACTCCATGCAGATGGGCAGGTCTTCCGGCATGTCCTTCGGCACTTCTTCAAGCTCATGCAGGTCGCCGTTCTGATCTCTGGCAGCGAGCCCATTGTTGGTCGGCACCGTAAAGGTGACCTTCTTGCGGCTGTCGGTCGCTTCCGAGTCCCGCATCTGCATCTGGGCCTTCAGCGGCTGTCCGTTCTTGTCGACGGTAATCACCGTCGGGCGCGTCATCATGGTTTCTCCTTCGGTCGGTTGCTCAGTTAATCTACCACATTACTGCGGTCGAATCTCCTGATAATCAGAGCAAGGTGCTTGCGCTTCCGCTCTGGGAGGCGGGCAAGTGTCGTCTGATAGTTGAAGCCAAGCTGCCGCATGATTCGATGTGCTTTTGCCGGACCCACAGATCGGATGCACTCCAGAAGGGACCTGACTTCAATGCCTTCAAGGTCTTTCGGCGGGTCACATATGAGTTCGCCGAGCTCTCGGATTGTGATATCTCCGCAGCGTATCTCCTGCTTGACATGTGCGCGGTAGTAGCGGACCTTGTTCGCCCCCTTGAGTGCTTTCATTCGCTGCTTCAGTGCGGCATCCATCTTTACGGCGGTCATTTGACTCCCTTCTCGGTGTTTGCGGGATCACCGTATCACGATTTCTGCGCCGATGTTTCATGCTAGGATGCCGTCCTGTGCAACCGACCAAGGAGGAACTATGGATACGCGTCTTGCTTCAACCGCTGAGCTTCGCGTGGCGGCGGAACGCTCGCGGGCCGAAGGGTTCAATCGTCAGGTGTCCGTGCGTCTGGCTGACCAGCTAGATGTCGACGGCACCCATCTGATCATCCCGCTGATGGTGCATGAGCATGTCGGCGGCGAACTCGCTGTGCCGCACTTGCGGTGCAAGGTCATGATGAAGCTCACTGGGCGCTCTGCTCCCTACAACGAAGTCGCTGACTTCCGTTGCGATGATGTGGAGTCGTTGCGGATCGTCCAACAGGACATCGCGTGAGCGCCGCGAAGACACGGGTCGTGTCTACCGATGAGTTGCGCGGTCTTGCGGGCTCCGCGAAGGCTTCCGGTTTCAAGACCACTGTCTCTCCACTGCTGAACCTGGATCCGAATGGCATCCACATTCTCCAGCAGGTCTTTGTCGCTGGCGATGTCGACGACGAGGACATTGAGGCGCGGATCCGTGCGATTGTTCTTGCCAAGATCTCTGGGAAGGACAAGGCGCATATGTGTCTGGTGGAGGTTCAGATGTCTGATTGGCTGCCACTTGAGACGCTGGATCAGTTTGAGGCTCGTAAGGATGCGGCTTCCATGAAGTGGCTGGCCCGTCAGTAATTCCGCTCGCTGTTGTGCTACACTGTGTAGCGCAATCCGACGAAGGAGGAATGATGTTCGAAGTCAAGGAAGTTGAGAAGCGCAAGCGGACTGACTACCGCAGCTGGCGGGAGTACACCGCGAAGCCTCGGGCGTATGTGTTCCTCGATGAGGAGACCATCGCTCAGAACTTCGGGGCTCGGTTCAACCGTCCCTACAAGCTCTACCGCCCGCTGGTGCTGAAGGCGCTGGAGGATCTCGGCATCGAAGGTGCCAAGATCAGTTGGCGGCAGAAGGCTGGCTGCACTTGTGGCTGCTCGCCAGGTTTCGTGATCGATCTGCCTGATGGGATTGAAGAGGCAAGCGAGTGCTTCGATCTCTACATCAGCGTGTCCGGCCCGCCGACCGAGATCGATGAGGCGGGTGCTTTCCGGCTCGCTCAGCTTATCGGCCCCGAAGAGGCGCTGAAGGTTCAGCGTGAGACGGAGCGGGCGCTCATCCGCGAGCTTGAGGAGGTGGGGGTCTGATGGGTCAGTATCACTTCGTTTGCAACATCGACAAGAAGGAGTATCTGGATCCGCATCGGATGGGTGACGGGCTGAAACTGCTGGAGTTCGGCTGTTCTGGCTCCGGCACGATGCTCGGCTTGGCGATTCTTCTCGCCGAGCAGAACGGTCGCGGCGGTGGGGATCTGCGCGGCAAGCATGGAGTCATTGGTAGCTGGGCTGGTGACAGGATCACGCTGATCGGCGACTATTTCGATGCCGATGATCCTGTCGCGGGCGCTCTGCCGGAGACTCCTTGGCAGCAGGACTCTGGTGAGGGGCCTTGGCGCGAGATCTCTGGCGAGGTTCGTGAGGCACTTCAGGGCGATCAGTATGTCGCCGAGGAGTTGCGGCCTGATATCAAGGCCAAGTACGATGCCATGCTGTCCAGCCGAGAAACGCAGGATCAGTCGTGACCACGCTTCAGACAGACACCTTGCGGGCCATTTCCGCCGATTCCTACGAATGGGATTCGGAGGCGGAGGGGAATGTTGGCGCGTCGAAGGGTCGCGGTTTCATCATTGTGCGGCGGGATGCTCCTGTTAAGGACATCCTGCTCGCCAATGGCCGTCCAGGAGCCGGATCTCCTGTTCTTGCGGAGGTCTGGCTGGAGGCTCGCGGCGCGATGCGGATCAACTTCACCGTGACGGAAGATCTGGAGGGCATTGACCCGATTGAGTTCTCTGGCCTGCTGGAGCGGGCCGAGAACGAACTCTGTTCCTAGACTGCGCGGACCCGTCCGTTTGCTTTGACCAGACCCAGCTCGCTGGCGGATCCGTGCAGCTTCCAGACGAGTACCCAGCCGCCCGTCATGCTTTTGACCTTGACCCACTTGCTCTTGTCGCCCTTCACCGTGAAGTCTGCTCCGTCCGGAAGGTCGCCCACCTTTTCATGCTTATACTTTCCGCCGGATCCGTAGGCTGACTTGTAGAAGTTCAGCTCAATCTTGGGTGCTGCGGCTACTTCTTCGGCTGTGAAGTTCGGGCCAAGTCCAGGTGTTGTCACTGCTTCCGAGGTGGCGGTTGGCGGAGGCTCTGAGAACTCTCTGGCCACGCCGTCCAGCGTCAGGTCATCTGTCAGCGGAATGTTCTTCGTTTCGCCTGTGGTCATGTCTTTTAGGTAGATCTGTTGGCCTGTGTTGTTCTTCTGGCCTATAGCAATTACGGAGAAGGTTTTTCCACCTGCTTCAAACTCCACTTCTGCATAGCCTGTCTGAGTGCTGTCCACTACATTCTTCAGCAGTTCTCCGCCGCTGGGCTCGGTTTCGCTTGCGGTCGGTTCTTCCAGCACTTCGTTTTCCACAAAGACGCTATCTGGAACAGTTTCCCACGAGTGCCATGTACTGAAGGAAGTGTCGAATGGGACCATTTCTCCATCGGGTTCAACAAGGTAGCGCCTGAGCTCGCCTTCATAGTCTGCGTCACCGATCATGAATAGCTCGCCCTTGTAGATGTAATAGGCGTTCGATTCCAAGTTTGTCTTGTCGGCGATGTCGGTCACGGTCATGCCTTGGTTCGGGGTCATGCTGTCCATGATCATCGAGGTGGGGGTTTCTGGCACCACTTCCTTCTGCTCCTGATATGGGTGCGGAACGGGCTCTGGTGCGGGCGGGGGGTTCAGCAGTGCGAATGCGTCGACCGGCGCATCTTGGATTAGCCCTTCGTTGAGGCGTTTACCACGGAGGTCGCCGTTCACCGCATAGTTGCTCACGCCGTCTGTGATGACCGCGTTTGCTCCACTCACTTGGACCGACCACAGTTTGCCGGTCTTGTCTTGGAAGATCGTTCCGACAGTCATCTCGCCGATCTTGTCGTGCTTATACTTTCCGCCTGACCCATAGGCCGACTTGTATGGCTCAATCTCAGCTTGTGGCAGATCGCTGATCTCGTCGGCGACCGTCACCTTCTCTTGAGCGACTTCGTTCTCGTCTAAGAGGTCGTAGATTATGAGTCCTGTAGGCGGAGGGTTTGCGCCGAATAGCTTTTCGGTTTCTCCAAGCGTGATTTCGGTAATTGGCGCTGCTTCTGGCGCTTCTGAGACGAGGATCCGAACCTGGCCTTCGTTATTTTCCTGCACCTTGTAAAACTGCTTTGCGGAGTCGTCGTAGAACACAACGCCCACCTTTAGGTTCTTGGCTGGTGCGTTTGCCATGATTCCAGCCGCTGCTTTCGCTTCCTCGTTGGTCAGCGTGGGAACTTGGGTCGTCACTGCTTCCGGCTGTTTCCACGCTGTCGCTGCCAACTTCGTGTCGTAAAAGAACACCTTGTCTTGTTCAGCGAGCTCTTGAAAGGCATTGTCTACGGTCTTGCCTGTGAGCAGATCTCCGAGTGTCTCGTTCTTCGTCAGTTTGAATTCGTCGACCACCATAGCGTTTTCAGGACTCACGCTACCCTTTCCGACGGGGCCAGATCCTGTGTAGTCTTCTACTGAGACCTGTTCGATTATCGCTTCGTCAGGGTCTACGGTTTTCACCTGATACAGCACAACCATGCCGTCGGATGCTCGCTTGTGCTGTATCACCGTTCCTTCTTTGAGCTCAGCTGCTGGAACCTTTAGGAGCACATCTCCCACTTGCTCCGCTACTTCTTGGGAGATCAGTTTGCCTGCGGTTTCCGCTTTGGTAACCGGCATGTCGCTCGGCGGAGGCGGCTCTGTGTTTACTGGCGCTCCTGATTTATGGTCTGCTTCTCCAGGAGTTCCGCCCTGCGGTTTCAGAACGGCTACCTTCTTGGTCTTCGGCGAGCTTCCCTTCTTGCCGTTGTCCATATTCTGCCATTCGATCTTGTTGCCGTCCTTGCCAATCACCTTGTAGGGGCGGACGGTCTTGCCGGATCCGCCGTGGAACATCTCGCCGATGCTCAGGTTCTGCAGCGTAGTTTCCCCGCTCGGCAGCCACGCTGAGGGGTCGAACAGGTCTTTCAGCGCTGGGTCATCCGGCGCGAGCTGGACAACGGTGCCGCCTGCGGGCTTGACAGAGACGATTCCATCCTTCTTCACGCTGGTAATCGTGTGCTTCTTGCCTTGGTAGGCGAGCGTCATCCCCTTTGCGGGCTGCAGGGTTTGACCTGCCACATAGCCCGTAGCTGGGACCAGTCGCGTGGTGGCGAAGTCAGCATTTATCGTGCCTTGGATGCCTGTTTCCAGATCGCGAACCGTAAGCCTGTCATCAGAGATGCTCATGCTCGCTGGGACTTGGCTAAGTTCGTATGGTGTTCCATCGACCTTGAACTTGTCGCCGACTTGCATGTTTCTGATCAGGATCGGATCCTCTGCCGCGAACTGCCAAGCTGCTGGATCCCAGTCTGTCTCATCCTTTAGCGGCTTGACATTTCCCTTCAGGAAGTAGTAGGTGTTGGCCCCGTCGCCTTCGAAGGCATAGCTGTCGCCGTCGAACATGAGCTTGCCGTCGCTGCCCTTGACGATCTTGTGGTAGCGCAGGCCAAAGTTGTTGGTCTTATCTGGCCCGATCCAGTAGAGAGTTCCCTTCATTCCAATCATGAAGTCTCCCGCCTTGACACCGGCTTCGGCAGCGACTCGCGGTTCTGGTCGACCCTTTTCGTCTACATGTTTGAACGGAAGGTCACCGTGTTTCGCTTTCAGTTGCTCCGGCGTGTATGGCTCTCCCTTAATCTCAGGAATGTCTTTGTAGTCGGCGAAGGCTTCAAGGGCTGCCGGTGGCGGCGGCTTCAGGCTCTTTTGAGACATGATGATCTCTGGCGGGATAACGATTGGCAGGTCTGCGCCCTTGTCGATGTGTTCGCGCAGTCGTTCTAGCCATGCGCCAGCGCGGGGCTGCTTACTCTCCACCTGCAAGAACTTTCGTGCCTTTATGCTGAGCTCTGGGAACCGAAAGACCATCGACCGCTTGGGATCGACCTTTACCTGCGGAACGATGGCGATCTCCCTTTCCGACCCGAACATCCCAAGCCAGTTATTGACCGTCGTTGCCAGAACGATGTGGCGAATTGACAGGGCTGTCGCCACGATGGTGTTTCCGAAGCCGAGAGAAGCATCGATGTTGAACGACTGGCTAAGGCCGGAGAAGAGCCATCGATCCTTGAACAGCTTTTTCCACCACGCCACATTGTCGTTCGATCCGTGGAAGACCGTCAAGCTCGGCGAGCGGGTGCGGTTGTAAAGATCCCATGCGTAGAGATCTCGGAGCCGTCCTTGGAGATCCATGCCTTTAGAGCGTTGCTCAAGTGCGCTCTTGCCACTCTCCCCCGTGCCGGAGAAGCTCGCAAGGGAAAGGGTTCCACCCGATGAGCCCCCGTATTGGCTGTTGTGGGCTTGCTTAACCATGTTGACGATCTCGCTGTCGAAGTCAGCTTCGATTTCCTTGACCATCTGCTTTATCGGCGCTCCACTCTTCCACTTCCCGAAGCGCTGCATCACATCGATGTAGTGCATCTGCTCAATGAGCCCGAACTGTTCCCATTGGTCTTCGCTTAGATTGGAGTCCTTGGGCAGCGCCAGCGTGGGATCGTGGGTGCTGGATTCGACATAGGGCTCCACCATGCGGACATTGCTCGTTTCGTGCATGGTCTGCTTCCCGCCTGCGACGAGCTTCTTGGGCTTTGCGGGTTTCACGCCGCCAAGTTCGGTCGGTTTGCCAGGGGTGTCTTTCGGGTCGATTACTCGGACTTCGACCTTCTTCTTGTCGCCGCTTGCTTCGTCCAGCACGACTTTGCCCTGCAGGATGTGAGCTACTTCCCATTCCTGTCCATCAAGTGTGAGCAGGTCGCCGACCCTTACTTTCTGCCCCGCTTTGCCCGTCATGGTGCTGGGGTAGATCGGGTGCTCTGCGTCTTCGGTAGCTGTCCAGCCGCCAGCAGGCGACGCCATTCCGGATGGCATGTCCTCCAGCTCAATCGTGCCAATCTGTTGCTCTAACTTATCGATGAATAGAGGCAGGATCGATTCGATGCCTTCGTTATGTGTAACTGGGATATTGAAGCTCATGAGCTTTCCCCAGTCCCGCCATCTGCTTACGGGATTTTGAAAGTAGTCACGAATTTCTTCAGCCGTTGCTTTCAGTGTTATCGATTTAGCGGCTGGACTTGTCTGGAGGAACTCGCGCTCCTTGGCAATCAGTTTCAGAAGCGATTGCCTTAGACCCTCCGGACCGTCGTAACCCTCCGCTTCTATGTACTGCATAAGAACTGGAAACTTTTGGGCTTCCGTAAAATCTAGGCTCTCCACGAGCTTCATCGTGGCTGTCGCGGTAGCGGCTTCATCAACATAGAGCTCCAGTTCAAGATCGCGCCGCTCTAGTGTGCCGGTAGCCACCTGAGAGTCTTTATGAAACCAGACTTCCTCCTCGTTTTGCCGATCTGTTTGCGTAATTAGCGTTAGGGGCTTTCCATAGCCATCTGAGTCCACTCCAATTTCAACAAAGCTCAGGGCGACTATGGGGCTCTCGCTCCAGCTACGAATCGTTTCTGCGTCTGGTGGCGGCGTTCCGACGGGTTGCCCGCGAAACAAAGTCGGGCTGGGTGCTTTTTGCCGCTGAAGTTCGAAGTAGAGAGCGGCGGCTGTGCTGTGGGGGTCAAGGCTAGGGTCTATGGCCTCGCCCGCCCTTGCCGTTCCAAAGAAGAAGTGTTCTCCCTCATCCGCAAGCACCCAGTGCGCCAAGCCAGCTATGACACGAGCTTCATGTAGCTCGTCGGGCGTATAGGCTTTTGCCGCTGGTGATGCCATTGCCTTTTGCATTTCTTGGCGTATGGTCGTCCGTCTAGAGTTGCGACGGGCGGCATCTTCCTTCGTCATGGCGGGGGTTGCCACACTTCTGGGTAGGCCGCTGGGTGAAGCCATAGGCCCAAGCGGAGCTGGGGATGCCATGCCGCGTGGTCTGTCTGGGGTTTCGATGAACCTGCCGCGTCGGTTGCGCGGGTGCAGCATGGGATCGAAGTCGGCGGTGAACAGGCTCCTGATCACCCGTCCAGCGCGGTTCAGAACGCGACCTTCTTGCAGGTCTATTTCTTCTTGCTCAGTAGCGAGCAGACCAGTAGGGTCATCTGGTCGCAGGTCTTCCGGCGGCGTAGTGGGTTCTAGACGGATCGGCACAGATCCATTGTAATGCCGGTTCAGCGCATCGTTCGAAGGAAGTGAGCGTGTGCCAATTCGTTAGCTGGCACCCTTCCGCAGACTCCCTTGAAGGCCTTCTCTAGCTCGCTGCGCGTGTTAGCGCCCTGTCGCTGCTGGTGCTGGTAATAGCGCTTCCACTTCCCGCGCACCACGATATGGCGGGTTGCCCGCTTCTGCTGGTGCTTTGTCAGCGCCCGCTGCCCGCGCTTGCGTAGGATGCTCACTCTGGACCGTCCATCAGGCCAGCGTAGAGACTGTCAAACCAAGCTCGCTGCCATTGCAGGATCATCTTGTCGGCCAGCCGCTCTCCGAACTCCTGTGCCAGATAGTCATGAAACTGGGCTGCCATCATCGCCCACTGTTTCAGCGATTCTGCGTGTGCGTCGAACCTGCTCTGCGAGAACGCAAGCTCGTCGGCGAGATCGTCTGGGAGCTTCGGCGGTTCGGGCATCTCGTCCATACAGAAAGACTAGCGCGGGACGGAGACGGCTTGGAGTATGACCGCTCCGTTTTCCTGCAGCACAGCTTGTATCTGGAGTTTCGTGTTTCGCCCCATCAGCAGAGCACCATCTGGCGCGTCCAAGCCTTCGGCTGCAGGCATCACCACGCTGGATCCAGCTGGTATCTGGACCTTGACCGCCACAACTCCTGGAGTCGGGGCGAAGTCGGTTTGCAGCGGCAGGTAGGACTTATCGGCCATCCACTCGCCTTCCAAGTCTTCGGGATTCTCTAGCGGTTCTGGCAGGACTGCCCATGCCGTCATGTCTTCGTCGGTCTTCGACATGGGACTACGGAAAAGCTCGTCTAGCGTTGCGATGGTGTCAGCTATTTCTTCTGTTGCTTCTTCTTTCGGGGCTCCTGAGCGGAGATGATCGTCGATTGCCGTTCGGTCGTCTCCTAGGTAGGCTTCCATAGCAAGGTCTTCTTCCGGTAGTGATGGGAACTCACGCTGTTCGAAGTAGTCGGTGATCTCGTCGCCCTGCAGCGGTTCTGGTATGCCTTCTTCGCCACGCGAGAAGCGCTCTAGCCATGCCACACGCTCTTTCAGGCTGGTGCGGATCCGCTCGCGCATCGCTTCGTCCTTGAATGGCGCTGCGTCCACGAGTTCGTCAATTCGTTCTGGCGTAAGGCGTAGTGCCGCGTCTTTTGCTCCGGCTTGCATGCCAGCTTCGGTGATTTCCATGCGGCCATTGGCCTGACCGCGCCCGCTTTGCATCGTCCAGAGCTCTGTCGGGACCGATCCGAAGCTCTTGCGCTCGCCTTGGGCGCGGAACTCCAGGGTTCCGCCTTGGTCTAGGCGGACAGGCTGGTCGCCGTTCCACAGGATGTTGTCTTGTGTCAGACCGATGACATCCCAGTTAGCCAGCAGCGCATCTGCCACGAATCCTTCTGCCAGATCTGCGTTGGGTTCGCTCCAGCGCCTTTGTTCACCGTCTACCAGCGGGTAGGTGACGGCGATCTGGTCGCCATATGTCGGATGGCGGCTGATTCCTACTCCTGCGTTAGAGACTGTGACTCCCAGATCCCTATAGATGGCGTTTGCCAACAGTTCGGTTGCTACGCGGTCTGAGTCGCCGCGATATGCCTTGACGAGCCACTTGTTGCCGTCAGGATCCTCTGCGATCCGTGCGTCGTTGGATCCACCTGCGCCCTTTATGTCCTGAAGTTCGACATCCGTGTATTCGGGTATGCCTTCGACTGGCTCTGGTGGAGCTTCCAGCATTGAGCGACCTAGGTCGTCTTCTTTGCCCTTGTTGCCCTTGAGCAGGTTGAAGATGTTAGGCGAAGCCATAGGCGAAGCCATCTCTACTGGCGAAGCCATGCTGCCAGTTCCGAGCAGCCTTTGTGCTCGTTGCACCATTTCATCGACCCGCTGATTCCAGACTTCGCGGGAGGGGCTATCTACTGGGATGATGTTTTTGAGTTCGTCATGGAAATCTGTATCTGTCGCGATGCGAGTTACCGCTTCTCGTTGACTATCGCTGAGGGTGGCAGGAAGCGACTGCACAAGGGTCGCTCCCGTTCCGTCTGTGTAACCAAGCTCGCGCTCGCGGATTTTTTCGTATCTTTCGCCTGAACCAAAGCTTAGATCGTGATCGATGGCGTAGAAAACGGTATTGGGAATAGTTTCGTACTGTTTGTGCACGAGCAGGTTACCCATGTGCCGATCTGTATTGCCAATGATGTCGTCAAGAATAGCGAGATTTTGGAACGCTGGCGAGTTCCGTGTTTCGTCTTCTTGCAAGTCAAGCACTCCGCTGCCCGCCACGGTTGGCAGTCTTTCCCCGTTTACCTTCAGTTCTTGTTGGATTAGTTCTGGGATCCGCACTTGGTCAAGCGATATTTCCCGCTCTTGCTGCCCCTCCAGGCTTCTGAAGGTGGCAAGGTTGTTGTCCCAGTCAATTTCCTGTAGGTAGCCGCGCTCGCCACCCACATCTACCACCACATTGCGAGTTCTTGGGTTCGTCGGGTTATCTGCCAACCGCTGCTGATTGCCTTCATCTACCTTCTTTAGTGCCGCAAGTGACTCTTCGTTGCCGACGAGACGGGTTGCGACACTTGCCACTGGCACTCCAAGGATATCTGCGACCTTTTCGGCGGCTAGGTTGGGGGCTTCATCATGGCCGTCAACTGTAATTTTCGCGTTAGGTGATCCCCAGTCGCGGTTGTTGTAGAAGGGTCTAACCAAGACATCCGTGTCACCAACTTTCGCTGCTGTGACGGAAGCGACATCGTAAAAACTTCCCGACTGATATTGCACGGCGATGTCGACGACTCGGTCGGTCAGTTCTTGCTCTGAAATGTTCATCTTTGGCGTTTGGTTCGGTGACTTCATGCTTTCGACCGCTTGCTTAAACTTCGTGCGCTCTCGCCGGTAGACCGGCGAAGCCATCGCCTGCTCAAACCTTGCCTTATCAGCTGCTAGGACATCGTCCATCACGCCTGCTTCTTCTTGGATCTTTCGAATCATGCGGTCGCGATAGCCAGGTTTTCCGCGTTCCTCGGCGGACACTTCGATGACGATGCGCTGCTCATCGATTGAGTCGGGGCTAAGGATGATTTCTTTTTCCATCAAAGCAATGCTGCGGGTGGTGGGGTTCATCGGTGACTTCTCTTTGTCCATCGCTTCCACGCGCTTGGCCACATCTATCCCCTTGCCGTTCTGTGTCACATAGACCGTGACCGTAGCGGATCCGTCTGAGTAACCGTGCGTTCCAAAGTGCAGCCCTTGACCTGGATCTGCCGACCATCCGCGATATCCAGACTCACTTGGCGCTGGCAAGAAGCGGCTCTGGCCCCTGAAAAGAACCTGTCCATCAAAGCTCTCTCCGTTATTTTCGATCTCCCATGCGAGCGCATCAAGTGCGTCCTGATACTCCGGCTTGGCCTTGGCGCTGCCTACCCAAGCCTGAATACCCGTGTCGACCAGCTCATCGTGTTTCTGCGCGGGTTGGTAGGTGGCGGGCGACCGCATCGCGTCGCCGAGTTCTGCCCTTGCCCGCTCGGTCTGAAGTTCCCGATCTGTCGGTCTTCCGATGCCCGTTGGTAGTTCGCCGGTTCTCCATCCCCACCTTGGGCTGGTGCGCCGCAGGGTTTCGGCCACGCGGGGGTATCGTTCTACGAGAAGCTCTGGGAGAAGCACATGAACAGCGAAGTCGACGCGCCTGCTCAGGCCGCAGGGAGAGACTCCGCGCCCGCCGACAACCAGTCTGCTGATCGGGGCGTGTTCAGCGTCGTCGGCGTGGCTTGTGAGCTTATCCATGTCGATGTCATAGGGGTCTATGCCAATTCCGTTGAGTGCGCCTCTCAGGAAGTTTTCTACCGGCCCTTGTCCGTCCTTGAGCGCGTCCAGCGACATGCCGCTTGCCACTTCACTCAGCATGGCTTCGTCGCTTCGCAGCCTTGGGCCAACGGGCGATGCCATCGCACCCTCTGGGCTCTCGTAGAAGTTCTGCAGCGGCTGTGCTGCTACCGCCTGTGCCATGCTCTTGCCGAAGCCGCGATTCGCTTTTTCGACCAGCTCCATCCGTTTGTCAAGGGCGTTCTGACGCATCTTCTTGGCAGCAGCGATCAGTTCTTGTGGCCAGCCGAGTTTCCCAGCGGCTTCGTCGATGTCCGGCAGGTCTTTTTCCAGTGTCCCGCTGAAGGCGCTTCCGAAGGTCGTTTCATCGAAGCGGTATGCCATGTGCTGCCCTAGCTGGGCGAAAAGGTCACCTTCATAGGCCCGCTTTGGTTCGATGACGGCTGGGCTGGCCATGCCTGTTGCTACCAGCGCCGTTTCAGTGTCTTTCGTGTCCGGCTTGCCGAAGTAGTCGTCCATTGACTCCGAGAGCACATCGATGGCGCGTTGAAGCGCCTCTCGCATGTTCAGGGTTTCGTCTCCTGCTGGACCTTCGCCAGCCTTAGCGCGTATTTCCTGCAGCTTGGACAGGGTCTGCTCCATGTCTTCACGACTCGCGTTCTTAATGGCTTTGAGGGGCCCGACGCCGCCGCCGTAATAGTTGTTCCAGGCATGGGATGCGAACCCGTCAAATTCCGTGTTGTTGGGATCGTCCTGTTGTAACACCGCTGCGATGACTGCAGTGGGCCTCATGAGTCCTTCGGAGTCGTAAAGGGTGTCTTCGTCTGGATCTGCTGGCACGAAATCTTGGTCAAGCGATGATGCCAGCGTGTCTTGTTCCAGGGTCAGCTGTTCGTCCGACACCTTTTGCTCAGGCTTGTAGCCGCCGTCTTCTAGGGCTTCTCGGACCTTTGCTCGCAGCCATGTCTCTGCGTTGTCTTCATACTTAACTCCGTCCTTGGTCGGGATCGGACCTTCATCGCCTGTAGCCAGCAAGATGTCGATGCGCCGATATCCTTCTAGCGAGCCGCCGTCCATAATGAACTCGGCTTCATCCTCGTATTCGTTGACGACTGGATCTGCAAGCGAGTAGTCTCCCGTTGCCGATGCCCGCGCTTCCATCTCGGTGCGTATCCAGCGACGCTCAGCGGTATTGTAAGCGCCATCTAGATCAGCGTTAGTGTCGTGGAGTATTTCTTCGACTGCTCCCATCCCATCGGCTTGGAACATTTGCACGAGAGCATCCGCGATCTCCTTGGCGCGGCTGGAGCCAGACTGAGCAGACAATATCCAATCCTCTCGTTCTGGGCCCTCTGGCGGGACTTCGATACCGAGTCGTTCCGCCAAGTAAACAATCTCAAAGTCATCAAGATCCGGAAGAGAAACATCGTATCCCTTGGGCGAGGTGATGAATTCCCGAATGATTTCTGCCTGATTTTCATTCCCTATCTTGGATCGCATTTCTTCGTAGCCAGCTTCCCTCGCCATCTCTGCCTGTTCAAGCAGATCCTTTATCTCAACGCCCTTGCCGCCCGTGATCTCGTAGAGGCTGATTATCGCCTTGTCTCCAGGGTCCAGGCCGTCCACCGCTCCAGCCACGCTAGTTTTTCTTATTCCCGTGCCATCGCGTTTTCTTACTTCGGGGCCGCTGCGGGCAAACTCAAGGGCTGTTTCAAGGCGCTCGCTCCAGCCACGGATTCGGTTGCCCTTGGGTTCATCGTGCTGGACGGCTTGGCCTCGCCAAAGCAGCCCTTCTTCTGTCTTGTAGGTATCGATCTTCCCGTTATTGACTTCCCAGAGCAGGGCATTGACTTCTTCTTCGCTTGAGTTCTTAAGCGCCATGTCTGGGTTTTCCTGCCATCTCTGGACTATCGCTGCCGCCCGTCGAAGGTGCTCTGGGTCATCTCTGCTCCCTTCGTAGGATGCAGGCGATGCCATTGCCTTGAATTCGTCCAAGGCTGCGTCCGAGGCGAGCTGCCTTGCCAAGCTCTTTCGATCCTTTGGATCGCCGTCCATTGGGCTTGCCATGCTGCGCGGCCCAACGCGCTGTTCTATGCCTGCGCTTTCAGCATTAGCCAGCCTGTTCGGTGTGGCATACCGCTTACGAGTTCCATCTGGGCGCTCAATCAGGGCGCTGCCCTTGTCGCCCCTGAACACGACGGATCCGTCGGCGAGTTCCAGCTCATTTCCAGGCTGCAGGGCTTGAACCTTCCGGATCAGGGCTCGCTTGGGGTCTGAGTAGCGCCTTGGGTCGTATCCGAGCGGCCCAGATACCTTTTTCGGCGTAACGCGGTCTTCGCCGCCTAGGATTTTCTCAGTTGTTGTCTTTGGGGCCTTGCGGCTGCGGGTATCGGCCTTTGCCCGCCTGATGTCTGTTACCGCAGAGTCCTGCCAGCGCTTGACTTGGCCCGTTTGCATGCGAACATCGGCGCTGAAGCCGTTATTGTCGACCGCCACGACCTTTTCCAGAGTGCCGACTTGGATGTCGCCGTTCTTGGCCTTTATCCGCACCTTGTCGCCTTCGCGGAGCCTGCCGGTGACCTTCTTGCCCCGCAGCGTCTTCTTTCGGGCGCTTCCGACCTTCTTAACATCTGCCATGTTCGGGTATCGGATGCTGCGGTCTACGACATTTCCGTTCGCGTCCTTTATCGGCGCTTCGACTGCGATCTGGACTTCTCCCGCTTCGTCATAGCCCACATCGATGACCTTGCCTGAGAAGGGTTCGGTTCTGCCCCCGACTCTGACTGCATCGCCCTTGCTCCATTCCATCTCTGGAAGCTCAATCTCAGGTGTGATCACCGCAGCGCCAGGACCACCTGGGTTTACCATGAAGTCAGTTTCCATTTCCCCCTTTGGGCCGCTGCCAAGCTGCTGCAGCATGCCGCGCACAATGTCTTGGGCTCTCGTTTGGCTTATGCCTTCGGCTTTGGCGACATATTTCGCAAGCTCAGCGATTCGATCTTCAGTTTTCGTGTAGGACATTGAGAGCCTTTCAAGCAGCTCTTTCCGATCCTCCACAGGCACTTGACCTGTTTCCAGCACTCGCAGGAGTGCGGCTCTCTGCGGCCTGTATGTGCCTTGAATCCACTGATCGTCTGGGTTCGCGGCTACATGCCGCAGCAGGTCATAGTCGCCGTCAAGGGCTGCCTGCTCAATCGTGACCATGTGCGCGATTTCTTCTGTGAGCGCCTCTTCTAGTGCGAACGCAGTCCTATTAGTGGGATCGTTGTATTCCGCCATGCTGATTGAGCTCACAGCGTGGGTCATTTCGTGGTTAATCGTTCGCAGCGCGTTGTAGTAGTCCGACAGTTCGTTCGGTGTCGGTTCCTGTCCGGCTGCCCGCAGGTCACGCACTCGTTCGATGCTGGCTTGCTCCCATTCCCCGATGAAGATGAGCGACGCGCCGTCTTCGCCTAGGTGTTCGCCACCAACACTTGGCAGGTTTGGTTTCTTCTTGTCCCTTTTCTTCGTTCCCCACACGACTGGCGTAATTTCGCCGCCATACTGCTTCGCAAGCTCAGTCAGTCTGCTTTGAGCGCGTTCCACGGCGGCTGGTGCGCCCCCGTATTGTGCGGCGGCTGTTGCCATCTTCGCGAGCGGCCCCTTTCCAGCAGGACTTTTCATCCCATCCTCTAGGTCGGGTGCTGTGATCGTTCTCTGGTTGCCGCGTCCCACCACATTCGGTGCGTCTGCACCCATGAGCCGTCGCAGGATCTCGGCGAGGCTGACGCGGGGGGCGAAGCCACCACGCTTAGGCATGAACCTTCCGCCCCAAATCGTTCCCTTCGGGTAGCGTCGGTTCCATTGGAGTTCCATAAGATCTGTCTCGTCGTAGACCTTGGCTTCTGTCAGGTTGTATCTCGCTCGGATCTCTTGAGCACGGGCTTCGGCATCGGTTGTGTCTGGCAGGGCGGCACCCATGTATCCCATACCGATGGCTTCGTCCCTCGTGAGCAGGTCACATCTGCATCCCGTATGCACGGGCGGATGTGTCACATCCAGAACGCTCCACGGCCACCATCCGACGGCTGCCATCGCTACGCAGTCCGGCGTGTGCTCCTTGACATTCGGGCTCATGATCCAGTAGGCCCCATCTGGGCTGAGTTCGCGGACCAGTTCCCTGCGGAGCGTGGCTTGGACGCGGGCAGCCACAGCGTCGTCGTGCTGTGCCATGTATCGTTCTTCACGGTCGAAGACTGCATCTACGGCAGCGAGCGGTAGTGGCTTCTGCAGGGCTTCGGGGATGTCGCGCAGGAGTCGCTCGCGCATCTTGTCGATGAAGGCCGCTTCCCTATCGGCTTCTTTCGCTGCTTCTTCAGCAATCCGCTGATCTGTGACTTCTTCTTCGGTGAACTCTGGTCTTACCACCTGTTCGATCCATCCCGTGCCGCGCCGGAATGCGACAACGGCAGCCATCAGCGCAGCTATGAGCGATGCGGTTCTGGCCGACTCAGCGCCCGCTTGCGCCAACTGAGCTTCGCCGGTTGTCTGACCCTTGTCCTTGCGGTTTGCCAGATTTCCGGCGGCTGCTGCCGCGAGTATGGCTTCTGTGTCGTCCTTGGCGCGGTCAATGGCCTTGCGGCTTCTCTTACTTGCGGACGATGGCATCTCTGCCTATGGTAATGCCGAATACAGCGGCTCCCTTGAACCTGTCTGCCGGTGCTGCTACTATGTGTCGCACAGTAATCGTAAGGAGGAAATCATGGGACCAGATTGGTATTTCGATGCGTCTGAGAGGGCAGTGGAGAACCACGACCCCGACAACTACGACGGGCGCGAGTGGGAAGAGCTGACGGACGAGGAGAAGGACGAGGCCACGATGGACCGAATCACGGATCTCGCCGATGCCTGATCACACCTTGCTCGTCAAGCTCGGCCCAGATTCCTACGGCGTGTATGCCGTAGGGCATCCCTTTGCTCAGGGGCCTTATGGCACTCCGCTGCTGTTTCGCGGCACCTTTCTTGAGTGCCAAACCTTCCAGCGCACCTACCGCAAGCCGGAAGATCCCAGCGAGCAGGCGGCTGCCTGATGGGTGATCTGCTAATCGTCGCGTTTCTGTTCGTGCTGGGTGCTGCCATCGGGTATGTAACCATCGGCGCTGCGCTGTTCGTGGTGGCCCTGCCGACCCTTCTGTTCGCCGACGCTGGCGATGTGTGGTATTGGACTTCCAACATCGGCGGCGTGTGTGGCGCGTTGGTCGCGGTCGCCTTCACTTGGGACATGTGGTGGTAATGGCCAATCCCGTGACATTCGCTCATCCGACCTTCCGCAACCTGCGGCCCGATTCGGATCCGCCCGCTCAGGTGGCCGAATGCTCCTGCCTGCGCGATGAGATGCTCGCGGATCCTTGGATCGACCGTGTCACGACGCAGCTTCCCAAGCGGGGCGGGGCTGCTGTTGTGGTGGGCTGGCAGAAGGAGGGTTCGCGGAATGTTCCTGTGTCTGGCCCGTATTTCGTCACCGAAGACGGTCAGCGTCAGGTGGTCAAATAGTCCGATGTGTGCTGCTGTTACGCTTCGGCGATGCGAAGGAGGAAACATGGTAATTGTTGATTCACTCATTGTCGTGGGGCTGCTCGCTGCGTATGCCCTATTTCTCGTTGGAATGGGAGGTCGCTGATGAATGCTGTCACGGATCTGGCTTGGGCGAGTGATGTTGAAGGCCCGTTCGTCGTGTTGTTGAAGAACGGGAAGCAGCAGGTGATTGAGTCCATCGATGGCGGAGGCATGATGCTCGGCGATGAGCCAGATGCTTCTTACGAGGTTCATGCAACCGATGCCGACGGCGATCCGATCACGATCCTGCAAGCCATGATTGCGGCTGTGATCCAGCAGTCGTCGGGCGAGCAGGTGGAGTTTGGGAATCCGCTAATGGCCACTCATGTTGGTCATCCGCGAGGGACTCGTGGATAGCATCCGCCGAAAGCTCTCTGCGGATTCGCGGCGGATCCTTCGTCGGTTCAGCGCGGATCCGTTGGAGCGGAATCTGCGCACCCAGGACGAGCTTTCCGATGCTGTCGCTCTGTCTGCATTCTGGCCTGCGCTCAACACCCTGATGAGTCTCAATCTCGTCCAGTCTGTCAAGAATGGGTATGCGCTCACCACCAAGGGCTACGAGGCTTTGGAGGACTTGTCGCGGGAGCGCACCGACCTGCCTTGGGGTCGCTAAGAGAGAAGCCGCCATTCGGCGACTCTCCCTGTTCTAGGTCGACCCTTCGCTTTAGTCGGCCTGAAACATCTTCTTGAGGACGGACACCGAAGCCTTTTCGGTTTCGGCTTCCTGCATGTCCTCGTTCGGCTCCTCGGGCTTGGGCGGAGCTGCTACGCCGCCTGTCGCCACCTGACCCTTCTGGTCACGGTCGATCAGACCGTAGGTGCCAGGACAGGTGCGAATGAACACCTCTCCGTTCTTCGCAGCCACGCTGAGCTGCGCCTGCATTGTGGCTGCCGGAGTCTTTCCGGTTGCCTTGATGATCCCCCTGCTGAGGGCTGCTGCTGTGATGTCGGAGGCCCGCATCGGCCCGCCATTCTCGGCGAGTATCCGCTCGGCTGCCTTCTTCATCGTCATTGGCTTTTCGATTGTCGCTTCCATGACACCCCCTTTCGGTCACGACTGTCGCTACACCGTTGCACACCCATGCTCCCAATGTCAAGCGGCTCTATCTGCTATGCTTCGTAGCGCAAGCAATCTGACCAAGGAGAAACTATGGGTGGCGTAATCGAAGCTGTTCTGATGGTGATTGGGGTTCTGCTCGGCCTGCTTTGGGCGGTTTGGAGCCGAGCATGAGTTCGGCGGGCAAAACAATCTGGCTCTGCGTTGTCACGGAGGAATCCTTCAAGGACGGCGAGCAGTGGGTGCAGCTACTCGGCGAGTATTACGGCAAGGATGCTTACGACGCGATGCGCTGGGCTGTCAAGGGGCTGGAGCAGGATCTGATCGACCCTGTTGACGGTCGCGAGATCGTGTTCAAGACCCGCGAAGAGCCTGCCGGTTATCTCGGAATCGGTGTCAGGGAAGTCGCAGAGTATGTCGCTGAGGAGTTGCGGCCTGATATCAAGGACGAGGACTAGGAGTAGTCGTCGCGGATTGGGTCGGCTGCGTCGCGGAGGGCCTTCTTTGCCTTCTTGCGGCGCTTGCGTAGCTGCTCTCTCGCCTCTGGTGACAACCGCTTGGCGGCTCCTGTCTCTTGCGGCAGGTCAGCGCGGGTTGCCGCTTCCATAGCCTGCTCAGGTGGCGGGGATCCCGTCGGTGCCGCTTCTGCTTCTCCTGTCGGGATCGGTGCGGGCGGCACGGGCGGGTTCTCAGGCGGCGGGGCTTCTTCTCCCATTCCCATCCCACCCTGCTGGGCCTGCAGTGCCGCCATCGCCGGATCTTCATAACCTGGCGGGTAGACCTTCTCAACAACCTGTGCGGGGTCTTCCATTTCCAGTCCTTCGCCCAGTGCTACGGCCAGAAGTGTGCGGCTGAGCTCTAGGTTCGTGCCGTTCGGGTCGAAGGTTCTAGCGATTGTGGAGACAGAGTTCACGAGGTCGCTCATCATTCGCCTGAGCGGGTTCGGAAGGCCGAAGTCGTAGCTCAGATCGCGCTTCCGTTCTTCTAGCTCGGCTTCTTCAGACTTCGGGGCTTCGGGCGCTCCGAGTTCTGTGGCAGCGTCCATCTCGGCTTCTTGGACAGGTGTCAGCGGGGTTCCGCCGACCGATTCCATGCCTGTAGCCTCTGGCGGTGCCTCTGAGGTTCCTTCCTTTTCCATCTCCTTCTGCTTCTCGGCCCATTCTTCGTCGTCTAGCACTTCGCCGATGCGCCCTGCCTTGACCGCTTCTTCGATTACGCGGTCGATGAACCATCTGAATAGCTGTTCGAAGACTTCCTGTCTGCTTTCGACGGCCTTGAGCACGGGAAGCTCCATGCTGGTCGCGGTAGCGAGGTTCGCTGATCCGATGTCTCCGAGATAGTGCTGCGGGAAGTGAGTTGCGGCGCTGATCTGACTCCGAATCATCTGGCCGTCGACATTCGCTCCGGCGGATCCCGAGTCCAGCTTGAAGGATTCGTGTTCTACGCCTTCATTCTCGGTGATGACCGATGCGCTGCGCGGGCCGATCAGATAGTCCTCGCCCGATGTGTCGACGGTGCGGCCTAGCTCTCCCCGCTTGGACAACACCTGTGTGGCGAGTTTCCGCACCTGATTCGGCGTTCCCTTAATCTTCCGTTTCATGACAAACGCTGCCGCTGCCTTGGCCGCGTCGACCCGCGACTCCATCAGCGAATTGAATGCATTGGACCAGCGTAGGACTCGGTGCATGGTCGGGTGGCCGAATGCCATCTCGCCAGTCTTGTTAATGGCGATGTGGTAGACCCGACCCTTGCCCATCTTGTTGGCGGGCGGCTTCATACCGCGTCCATTGGGCTCGTTGCTCCAGTGCTGGTAGTAGAGGATCCGCTCGCCGCGAAGTCTGTCCAGATCTGCGTCGTAGGCTGGGACATCGTTCTGGTAGTCCCACTTAATGTGTTTCCGGCGGCTCACATAGTAGATGATCCTGCGCCGGTTCTCTGGGTCGCGCACCACATTCTCCACGGAGTCGTGGTCAAGCATGCCGAGCTTTACGCGCCCGTCTTGCCCTGTGAACATGAGCACGAAGAGGTTGCTCTGGAGCGATAGGTCGGTTCCGAGTGCCATCTGCGCTGGGTAGCTGGTCAGAATCAGCTGATTGTCTTCGTCATTCCACGCTTCGTCGATGATCTCCTGAACCTTGGGATCCCTAGCCTTCGGCGATGGCACTCCGCGACCGAGGGTGAAGTCGTTCATGAGATCGACGGCTGCTCCTAGCTGCGGATCCTGCTGCCATGCGACGCGGGACTGCTGCACGAGCTTCCGGCGCTGCACGGCCTGCATGTCCTGCTCGTTTCCGCCGAGGTAGTCAAGGCTCTGCCACGCCAGCAGGTCAAGCTCCTTGCGGAGCGTCCGGCGTTCTATAGCTTCGGCTTCAAGCAGGTCAAGCTTCTCGTCTTCGACTACCCTCGCGCCCGAGCGCGTTGCCGCTGCTTCGGCTATCCGACGGAAGATGCCGCCGCTCTCAGAGCTTTCGGCTCCTAGATCTGTCGGATCATCTGACAATGTCTTCTCCTACCTCTGCCGCGTCGCGCAGGATGGCACTTGCTTCCCGATAAGCGCCGCAGGCCCTTTCGCTGTTCGGAATCTTCTCGGTCTTGGCACATACTCTGTCCAGCAGGTCGGCGCTGGTGTGTAGGAGCATCGTGCGGGGCTGAAAGTCGGCGTTCTCTTGGCGCTCTTGGGCTCGTCCTTCTTCAAGACCGCGCTCGTAGTTCCGGCGCACGAGTTCCCGCACCATTCTGGTCTGCTCCTTGTCGGTGATGCCGGTTTCGCGAGCTATCCGGCGGGCATCTGCTGCTACTCTGCGATTATTTGTCGTCATGGTCGACATTTTCCGGCGTTACCACCTTGTAGCCGAGCAGGTCTGCGTCGCCCATCTCCAGTTCTTCCCCGTTGCGGACATTCTCCACGAGCACCGAGTCCCTGCTGGTGCGTTCGATCACCCATAGAAGCCTGCGCCCATCCGTGAGGTAGGTTCCAGGCAGATGGCTGGGTATTTCTTGCAATCGGTATCACCTTGGTCTTGCTTCCGTCGGACTCGTTGCCTTTATCTCGTCGTGGAGTTCTCTTGCTTTGCGTTCTGCGATTGCCCGCTTTTCCCTTCGCCATATCGGACATCCGATGTATTTTCCGGCGCAGAAGGATTTCAGGCTTCTGGAGTTTTCTGATGCTGTGATTGTCTCGCGGGTTATGCGGCACCTGCAGGCCGGACCTTGGATCGTTTCCTGCACAAGCTCTCCCGCTGGGCAGCGAATGATGTTCGGGTCAAGATTCACTTGGTCAAGTGTAATCCCTGAAACGGCGGAGTCGGGGTCTAGGGTTTGGGTGCGGCGTGGGGAAGTTGGTATCCCGCTAGTCTCATCGGCTAGAGATCGCAGGTTCGAGTCCTGTCGCCGCCATTTCGCTCTACTGTGCGGTTTCCTTCTCCGTGCTACATTCCATCGCAGGTATGTGCTACTGTGTGTAGCGCAATCCACGAAGAGGAGGATCGTATGAAGATCTCTGTCAAGAACTACAAGGTCGTCGCCGAGCTGTCCGAAGAGACAGAGTGCTACACGGCGACCATCTACATGGATGGGAAGCGCATCGGCAAGGCTTCCAATCGCGGCTCCGGCGGGCCGGACGAGTACCTGTTCGACTCCCGCGAGTTGTCGGACGCGTTCTACGAGTATGCGAAGGAGTGGGCTGCCAGCGATGCTGTGCAGAGCAACCCGCTCTACCGCTACGAGTTCGATGGTGAGTCTCGCTGCAGCGCCGACGCGGAAACTCTGGTGCAGGAAGCTTGCGCCAACTTCCGCCGTGTGCGGGATGCCAAGAAGGTCATCAAGAAGGGATATGCCGGTGTCGTGCGGTTGGAGGCGCAGGAAGGCTGGCAGCTTCTCATCCGCGAGTTCCATCTGCCGGAGGGGTTCGATCCTGCGGAGTGCATCGCTGCCGAGGCTTCGCCGGAGGATGCGGTGTTCGTCTACACGCCGGAGAACGGCCTTGAGAACAGGAGCGCATGGGAGGTGGTCGCATGAGGGGCTGGGAAGGCGCTCAGTTCGCCGTTGCCGATGAAACGCTCCGTGTCGGAGACATGGTTCTGTGGCGCGGATCGTGGGGTCAGGGGATTGAGCAGGAAGCTCGCGTGACCCACATCGACTCCACGCAGAACGGGGAGAAGTATGGGATCCCTGTCGACGATGTGCGTTGGGGCGAGGAGTTCGTCGTCATTCTTGACAACGGACATTGGGCCTACTCGTATCAGGTGGCCCCTGCCGAGGTGGAATCATGATCCGCGACAAGACGCAGCTTCTTGAAGATTGCGCGGGCAATCGTTCGGCGGCTGCCCTTCGCATGGCGGCTCAGTTGGTCGAACAGGGCTTCCGGCCCCTTGAGGCATCGTATGTCGCTGCCGAGGTGTTCGACATCGACTCGTTCGCTGAGCGGCGGCGGCTGGATCGTGCTGTCCAGAGCTTCTCTGAGATGGAGCACCGCCAGGTTGTAGGTGCTGGGCTATGAGGCGCGTCGCTCCCAAACCAATCGATCCGTGCATTGAGTGCGGCGAAACCACCGTCGCATTTATCGGCACCAAATATGTCGGCATCGATCGCACTCCTGCCAACGGTGGTTGGCTCTGCGGGGCCTGTGGTGGCTACGAGTGTGACGAGTGCGGCAAGCCCATCGGTGTGGACGAGGAGGTTCGGGTCGGCGTTGAGCGCCCAACGAATTTCCACGACACTTGCCACGATCCAGAAAAGCATGGCAAGGCCGAATATGGCGCTTGAGTTTCTGCTAGTGTGTTGCGACCCGACCAAGGAGGAAGTTCATGCCTAACCATTGTGAGAACATTCTGACCATCGCTGGCCCTGTTGAGGCACAGCGTGTGTTTCAGGAGGCCGTGCGCGATGTCGATCCGCCTCGGGAAGAAGACCTGCTTGGCGAAGTGAGCAACAATGAGGAGCTCTGCTTCTCGCTTGAGCGGCTGGTGCCGACTCCGCCCTTCATGAACGACCATGATCTTGCCAAGCGGCTGGGTCAAAAGCTTGGCGCTGTGAAGCGTGGCCCCGAGATGCTGCCGTCGTGGTATGTCTGGCGAGTCAACAACTGGGGAACCAAGTGGGACGCTTGGAACGCTTCGTGGCGGGCCGACGACTTCGGGCTGGAGTATCGGTTCACTACGGCGTGGTCGCCACCGCGTCCTTGGCTCCACACTGTGGCTCAGATCTTTCCCGATCTCAGCTTCGCCATCCGCTACATGGACGAGGGCTACTGCTGTCATGGCTGGGGTGTCTTCAAGGGCGAGGAGTGGCGCTGTGAAGAGGTGCCGCTTGAGTTCCCCGACAACGCGGAGGACGATGACGCTTACTGGCCGACGATTGGCGACATCTCTGTCCCGTTCTCGGCCTTCAGCGAGATCGGTGCATAGGCCCCCCCCGCGCCGCCAGCGGGAAACGAGGTCTGCACACGCCTGCCGATCCGAAACCGTGCCGCGACCCTGTGAAGTGGTGGTGGTTCGGTGCAGATTCACCCTATCCACACCCTGAAAGGAGCTGTTATGCCGAAGATCTCTGAGCACGATGTCGATACTGCCTACTCCCTGCGGAAGCGGGGCTACTCATGGGAGTTCATCTCTCAGGTGCTGGGGCATTCGCGTGGCGCTCTACACGAAAGGGCGCTGCTGAAGTACCGTCCTGATGTGCGGGCCGATGCAGAAGCAGCTTGGGAGAGGATAAGGGAGGCATATGTGGCTGGGGAGCCCAGGGAGCGTCTTCATGAGATTCTGGGTGGTTCTTTGCATGCCCTACGGGTAGCCATGAGCATGGCGGATCCTGCTTCTCGGAACAGTCGACATGTGATTACGCGGCATCGGGGCAATGACTTCACCGACGAGGCGATTCTTGCGGCTGTCAGGGCGTGTGCGAAGGATATTGGCGAGACTCCCAGCGGATCTCAGTATGAGGCTTGGCGGGCCGCTGATCCTGAGCGGCTGAAGGCGACTCCTGGAGTTGCCACCACAACTCACCGCTTCGAAACCTGGCGGGAGGCGTGTCTCGGTGCTGGGCTCGTTCCCAAGGAGCGCTTCGATGGGGCTGGTCGGGAGCGATACTGGACATCTGAGCGTGTTGAGGCTGCCCTGCGGGATCTGGCCGAGCGGGAGGGCGGCGAGCTTCCGCCACTTCCCCGCTATCTGAGCATCTCTCAGGGGCGCGACGACCTTCCATCTGTTCGGACCATCGTCATGCGCGTCGGAAACTGGGGGCCTGTCCGTTACGCAATCAACAACGGGCTGCCGCTCAGCGATGTCCGAGTCCCGAAGGGCTAACTTCGCTGGATATCGGGTCGCTGGGGAGTCTCGGTGGCTTTGTGTTGACTGCGCCGAGTCAGAGCACGGTGCCACAGCCGTCTGGAGCGCTCTACACGGGCTTCCAACCGATACAGGTCTAATCAGTCGTAGTGTCGGTCACATCCTGCGAGAAGCGCCCCTAGAGCGTTGCCTTCATTGTGATCGGATGTTGTGGGATCTCATCTGATCTCTGGATGTGCTATAATGCGTAGCGCAATCAGTTCGGTCTAAATCAGATCGAAATCGGATGTCAGGTTTTGGTCGACCCAAGCGACTACCTACTAATCCGATTGAGAGGAGGATCACATGAAGGTGAAAGTACGGCAGTCCGATGGTCAGGTGGTCGATGTGGATGTCGATTCCCTGCCCGTCGTCAATCCCATTCCCGACTCGGAGCTTGACACTTTTGAGCTCCAGCTTCTTCGGATGTGGGAGCGACACCTTGTGGGAAGGGTGCGGTTTGTGGAGCGCCCGAAGGAGTTGAAGACGGGTTACTCGGCGAAGGTGGTCTGCGACGACCCCGACACCGAGCTTTTCCTGCCCGCTGTATTCCATGCGCGGATTGACGAGCGCACCAAGCGGATCCGTCTGCGGATGCGGCATGCCTGCCGGATCTCTGGCGACGAGGGCGTGTTCGGAGGCACCAATGGCTAGTCCTAAGACTCGCTGGGAGTGTCCGAACGGCTGCGGCGCGGTCATGGGGCCGCGTCGCCCCCGCAAGGATGATGTGCGGCGCTACTGCCTGCCCTGCTCTGAGGAGTCCGGTAGGCTGGTGCAGCGCGTCGCCCCTGTGGTGGAGAAGGAGCGCGAGGCGGCTGCGGAGCGGGCTGCCAAGAAGCGGGCTGCGCGGGCTGCGCGGATCCGCGAGCGGAAGAACAAGTACACGGCGAGTGGCCCTAGCCCTGTCATGGTGTTTCCGGATGCCGCTGGCGTTGAGCACTCCGTCAACATCCCCAAGGAGGTGCTGCGTGTTGCCAAGCGCATGAAGATCCACAAGCGGCTTGGCAGCGTTCAGGTCATTCGGCGCACTCGCGGTCGGGGGCCCAACGGTATCGGCGGTCTGTGCTACCCGCATGGCGCTCCGAACGGGCCTGCGGGCTGGCATGTCGGCGAGGGCCGCGCTCACATCACCATCTCGGTGTATCGAGGAGCGAGCTACGAGCGGTTGTGCGCCCTGATTGCCCACGAGGTCGCGCACATCCGGCAGTGCCACCACAAGAAGGCGTTCCGGATAGAGATGGCGCGGACGATCTCTGCGGCATATCCAGGCCGCTGCGGTCGGTTGCCTGTCACGACTTCGTCGAGTGCCATGCAGACGGAGGCAGAAGAGCGGATGCGGGCTTGGGCTGTTGCTCAGGTCGCTGATCAAATCGAACAGGAGGTGTGAGATGAACAAGATGGTCGATCACATGGAGGCATGTCTGGCGCATACCTACGAGGTGAAGCTCAGGGAGCTTCGCGCTCAGCGGTCGAAGGCAGCAACGGCTGCCGAGCGCACCCGTATCGACAAGAGCATCCGCGAGTTTGAGCGGCGGCTCGGCTCCGGCCCTTCAAGGGGTCGGCGCTAGTTGGAGCAGCGTTGCGAGGAGTTGGCTGTCTTGGCGGTGCCGTCGTCGTAGGTGAAGGTGCCGCTATACAGCCATCTCTTTGTGGCGCACCTTGCCTTGGCGTAGCTCTGCAGCTTCCCCTTGGCCTTCCATGTCCGGAAGACCTTCGTGCGGAACTCTATGATCGCGCTGCCCAGCGGTAGGGCTGGGATCGTCACATCCAGCACCTTGCCGTAGCCGCGTCGATTGGCGGGCTTTATTTCTCCCACCAGCGTTGTGCCAAGCGCGACGGCGTTCGTCCATGAGTGGAGGACCAGCACGGGGTGTCCGTTGCGTGGCGGCGCGTTGAAGGCGGTGATGCTCGCGTCGAGGATCGTGTCGGTGAAGCCCGCCAGCGCGACCTTTGCATCTCCTGTCCCTACGATGCTGGTGGGGCAGGCCGCTCTTGCCATCTCTGCGGTGATGCTGTTCAGGTTTGCCCTGCAGACGGGCAGGCCGACGGTCGTGAACACGAAGTCGTTGTCGAAGAAGACCTGTGCTCTGGTCGCGGCTGCGATCCGTTCTCCTGGAGTCTCGGCTCCTGTGGTGGTCAACACTTCGATGGCGGTCTTGGTCGCCACCTTCTGCGGGTGTTTCGTCGGGCTTGCGGTTCCCCGAATGGTCTGGGTGTTGGCTAGGGCGCTGGCGGCTGCCATTAGGCCGATGATCGCCGCGTAGACGAGCGCCATGCAGCCTACGACCAGCAGCTTGTGCTTAGTTACTTCTCTCATTGTCCCGCTCCCTTCTGTCTTGCTCCATCTGCTCGGCCCATCCGAGCTTGTGGATGAGCACGATGATCCCAAGGGCATAGAAGACGCCGCCGCTGAACCCGATCATGAAGGGCTCGGCAGCTTCCATTATTCGTCGTCCCTGACGACGGTTGCGAGCTGTTCGGCGGTCGGTTTCCCACCTGCGGCCCTTGCGACTTCCATTACGGAGCGCAGCAGCGCGGGCAGGTCTTCCCTTCCCTTGTAGGTCATGTCGTCGATGCTCTCGTCCCATGACGGATCCCATTCGATTCCGGCGATGTAGTAGGCCAGCGAGTCGACATCGCCCTTCTCGGCCAGCATCCCGATCTCGTCTAGGTATCCCGCCAGCATCCCTTCGTCGATGTCGGGCGTTCGGTCGTAGGCTTCGCTCATCTTCTTGTTGTCCAGCACTTCCTTGCGTTTCCGCGCCTTCGCAGCGATGGCCTGTGCCGCTTCCCTTGTCTTGGGGACGGGTTCGCCCCATGCGTTTGCCATGAGCGCGAGTCTGGTCGGTTCGCCCTTGTCGTCGACCATCGGCCCCTTCGGGTTGGAGTAGAAGCGCGTTGCCCAGCTGATCCAGCGGCGCTTGTCTCGGTCGCTCGCTTCGCTGTAGTTCTTGACTCCAGGCCGGATGTTCTGGCCTTGGGCCTTCAGCGATCTGCGACCCGCAGCGTTCAGGCCGCCCTTCGGGTTCTTGCCCTTCTTGGTAGTCCAGGCTTCGGCTTCTTGCAGGATCTGCTCTAGCTCGGTCGGCGCAGGCTCTCTCTCGGTTACTCCGAGCCTGTCGATCAGCGCGTCGTATGCCGTTGCCTTGTCCATGTCTCTAGGCTAGGCAGGCTTCGGGCAGTCCGGCGTTCGGACTGCTTAAGGTTTCCTAAGCGCTAGGGCTTGAGGTCGAGGTCGACTCGGCAGTAGCCTGAGCGGACGCCGCGATCTGGCTCGGTGCTGGAGGTCTCTACGACCGTTCCGAGGACGACTCCTGTGCTGGTGCCGCCGCCTGTGGTGGTGGTGACGACTGCGGTGCCTGCTCCGCCTGTCAGCGATCCTGCGTTGGTCGTGAGCTGCGCGACATTGGTATCGGCCAGCGCTCCGCCGAAGGTGATCGTCCAGTTGCCCGCGCTCGGCTTGGCTACGGCGACATCTCCTGCGCCGATGTTGCTCAGCGCTTCCAGCGCAGTGTCTAGGGTCGCGGCGCTTGCGTCCCATGCGATTGCCGAGGTGGTCTGGCCGCTGAAGGTGAGGGTGAAGGTGCCGCCGGTTGCGTCGACCACGAGGGCCTGCACTTCGTCGGTGACATTGTCGCTCTGCAGGGCTCCTGTGGTGCTGTTGACAAACAGCGCGGTGCCGACCGAGAAGCCGCCTGCTACTTCGGCGACGCCTGTGTTCTGGAGGTAGAAGTCTTCGCCGTCGGCGATCACATCTTGGTCGGCGATGAGCGAGTCGAAGCCGACGCCTTCCTGCTTCACGGCTATTCCGGCGACATTTTCTTCGATCACGGCGGTGCCGTGAGTGTAATCTCCGCCGGAGGAGTTGTCCGTGTAGATGCCTTTGCCTTGTGTTCCGTAGGGCATGCGGCAATCCTACGCTTCTTTTTTGCGACCCTTCGATTCGGACTTTCCGCGTCCGTATGTGCTACACTGTGTAGCGCAATTCGACCTAGGAGGTTCGTATGAGCACGAATGAGAAGCTCGTCGTCTACATGACGCCGGACAGTCAGGAGTTTGCTCTGCAGCTTGCCCGCAAGCAGTTGGAGAGCGTGACCGCGAGGGCGGAGATGCAGAAGCGCTGCCTGCCGACCATGACGGAAGAGGGGCATCGGCTCGCTGCCGAGGCTTCCGATCTGGCGTTCCTGATCAAGGACCTGGAGTCGGCTTCTGGGGAGGTGGTCTGAATGTCCGAGGGCGTTCTGTTCACTCCACGCATCTCCGTGCATGCCAAGGGCAAGTTCGCTGGTCTGCAGATCCGCGAGATCGACGACAAGCGCATCGTGCGGGTCAACATGGAGATCAGCAAGGCCGACCGTGCCGCGCATGGCGCTCTCTCCGAGGGCGAGTCCTGCGATGTGACCGATATCCCGACGGGTATCGTGGTGCGGGTCAGGCCCGCAGCCTGTGGGCTGGATTGCTTCTGCGATGCGGAGATCACTCGCGTCGTCGACAATCCGTTCGCGGTTGTTCAGGAGGCCAAGGCTGACCACGCTCTCGCTCGTCGCAGCGCGGAGTTGGCTGCTCGCTGAGCTGCTTTCTGCTACCCTACGCAGGCTGCAAGTTGCGGGGGTGATGAGCAGCACGATTGCCCGCTTCGGCGGGCTTTCGTTTGCCTTCGGCCTGTGCTACACTTCTTCGCAGACGACTAGCCCGCCTGAGCCTTGTGTTCGGCGGGCAGTCGCCGTTCTGGGCAGATTCTTTCCATCTCCCTGTCAGGTTTCGGCCTTCTGGTGCGACTCATGTGTGTCAACTACCTAGGAGGTTCTCATGACGGGATGGTGGGATGTGCGGTATCAGGGCGGCGGTCGGATCTGGGAGGAGTCGCGGGTGCAGGAGTGTGCCGCTCTCGTCCAGCAGCTGTCCGATGCCTTCGGCGAGCTTGGCTGGGAGATGCCTAACGATCTCGCGGCTGTGCTCGATGGCGGTTCTGTCCATGACAAGATGGAGGCGCGGAATGCCCTTGTGGAGTTGGTCGGGGCGGTTGCCCGCTACCGCTCTCGCATGGATGTCGCCTATCGGGGTCGCTAGAAGCGCTTGACAAGTCGGGGCTCGGTGATGCTTTTGAGCTCCGGCCTGTCGATGTGCCTTGGCCAGCGGTTCTCCATCGCGCCGAACACGGCCCCTAGCAGCAGCAGGGCTTCGTTCAGGTGTTGCATGGCTCCGCTTTCCAGCACTCCGGCGGCTATCGTCGGGTCGCTTTCCATCAGATCCACTAGCTCGGCAGCGTCGGCTAGGTCTTGGCTCGGCTTCGGTTCTTTCATCCTGTCCATCGGTTGCTCCTTTCTACCTTCATAGAAGGTCGCTTGCGCTGGATTGTGTCACCTTCGGTTTCTCGGTGTCGCGCTACACTTCGTCGCCGGTCTATGCTAAGATGCCTTTCAGAGTCGCGGACAGGGTTTCACGCAGAGCGACAGATGGCGAGAGGGTTTAATCACTTGTCCGGCCTTTCGTCCCCCACCATGTTGGGGTATTCACGCGGCGCAACCGCATGGGGTTAGTGCGTCGGGGTTCGGTGCCACCCACGGAAGGCATCGGGACTAGGTGGCCAACCACCTTCGCCCGACCTGTCGGTAACGCAGATGGGTCTTGGCTGGGGCGGGTCGCTTACTTCTCTCGGCGGCCCGCCCTTTTCGTTGCGCTTGTCGCAACCGATGTGTTCGTCACCACGCCGGAGGTTGCGGCGCGGGGCCACATCGCCTGATCCGCTTCATCGCGCTTCGCATCTAGGCCCGCTTCGGCGGGTCTTTTTGCGTCTGCGCTAGTAGTCCAGCGGGTCGCGGCTAAAGCCAGGGTCGTAGGTTTCGACGAAGCTCGCGTCTGCGGTCAGGTTCACCACATCTAGCTGGCTCGGCTCCCAGTCGTAGCGGTCTTGGAAATCGTATGTCTCGCCTTCCAGCGCGGTGTCGACGCTCTGCTGGAATAGCCAGCACTGCAGGGCCAGCGTGTCGTAGGCTTCGGCGAAGGCATAGTCGTCTGCCCTGACGCTCTGGTATTCGACGGTATGCCCGAATGCCGTTTCGACGGTCACGCGGCTCATCGCTTGTAGCTGGTCGGTGTAGCCCTTCGGCTTCTCTGTTGGCAGCAGGTTGCGCTGTTGCCTTATCGCGTCGAATGTGGCATCTAGGATCGCGGTGCGCTTCACGCCTGCGGTTCTCATGTCTGGCTTCGGGTCGAATACCGTCTGGCTGCGGCTGGTGATGAAGTGGGCGAGGTAGACGCGGCCAGGGAATCGTTCAGCGAATGCTCGGCTCAGGCGTTCTTCGGGGGCGTGGTCGATGCATGCCATGTTCACGCCATACCGCTGCATTAGCTCTACGAGCATCCCGAAATCGTCCACTTCGCCGATCCACAGGGCCCGCTTGCGGGGTAGCCCTTCGGTCGGCAGGGTGTAGGCGCTTATGCGGACATTCAGGGCCCTTACGCTTGCGACATCCACGCCCATCGTCACCAGATCGCACTGCGGCACTTCCATGGCTTCCAGCGGTATGTCGTCGCGGCTGGCTGCGGCGATGGCTTCATCGCTTAGGCGGTTATCGTCCGGCGCATAGGCTTCCGCGAGGTCTTTGTTGTAGTGGACGGTGATCTCGTTCGGGTTCGTCTTGTTGTGGGCTTCGATGATCGGTCGCAGGTCTAGGTTCGGGACCACTAGGCGTGGGATGTGGTAGCCCCGTATGTCTCGGTCGGTGTGTTCGGCTACCCATTCGCCCTTCGCGGGGTTCAGCACCTTGTGGCACTTGGCGCAGACCAGCTCGGCGGTGTCGGTGTCGACATTGGCGGTGTAGGACAGCGTCTGGTGGTCGCCGCAGCCTTCGCATTTCACCATCCATTGGCGCTGGTCGCTTCGCTCATACAGCGCGTCAATACCGAATCCTGGAATGCTGGGGACGCCTACCCGTCGGATGAGCCCGTTCTGCGAGCCCGATATTCGGCGTTCAGCGTCGGGGATATTCTCCTGCCGCAGCGTGTCATATTCGTCGAGGCATAGGACATCCGCGTCGACCGCGTCCAGATCGTCTTTCGATTCGCTTCCACGGGCGTAAAGCCAGCCGAGCCCGATCTGTTTCAGGCCTTTGTTGTTCACATAGCCCTGCGGGATCCGCTCACGGAGGTAGGGCGAGCCCATGATGGCGGCCTTTATCCGTGCGTCGGCGAAGTCATACATCTGCTGGCGCTTCGGGAAGATATACAAGGCGTTCTTCCTGCCCGTGTCAGCGTGGTAGAGGGCCCATCTCAGGAGGTAGGTGCTCACGCCTACCTGCGTCGCCTTCTTTATCACGATCTCGCGGTCATCGGCCCCTGATTGGTCGTATAGCTCGCGCTGGAAAGGGAATCGGTCGAAGTCCAGGGTTCCGGCCTTCGGCTCCGGCACCTGTAGGGCCCAATCGTGGAAGCTCTGCTTCTGGCCGGTCAGCTCCGCATATTTCTGCCGTAGCAGCTCGCCAAATGCGTCTGCCGGTGCCATGTTCGCTGTCGGGTCTTCCATCTCTACCTACCGTATCGGTCAAGCGCTCGGCGAAGGGCGTTAACAGGTGCCACTACGGGGCTCTCAGCGGCGTTCTGGCGGCCTTCGGTGGCCGTTCTGCTATGGACACGCCTAGCGTTCCTGACGGGCGCGGTTTCGCGGTATGTGGCGACGCGCTTCTGGCGCTGTCGGCGGGCTCTGATCCGGCGCAACATGTCGTCATCGTAGCGGCGGTTCCCAGGATATCGGGAGGATATCAGCGAGGATATCCACGCCTACGGGCCGACATAGCTGCGATAAGACCACGACATAGTCGGCGAAGGGCCCGCATGAGTCTTCTCCCAGGGCTCGGTTCAGCGGGCTCATAGCCGATAGCCGCAGCGGTCACGCCTGTGTTCCATGATTGCACCTTCGGCATATCGGGCAAGAGTCGGCGGTAGAGCGCGTCATAGTCTTTATTGGGCTCGGCCAAGCGCTCGTCATTCTCCTGCCAGAGCCGGTCAAGAGTCTCACGATCTTCCCGTTCTTCACGCCTGTCGGGGTCATTTGCCTTGTGCCAGCTGTCAAACAGGTCGCCAAGAGCTTCCAGCTTCCGTTCAAGGCGGTGCCAAGAGTCGTCATAGTCGGCTGTTAGGGCGGTGATAGAGCTGGCGCAAGCGATACGGATCCGCCCTTTCAGCACATCTTCGTCGGGCTCTACGACAATCCCACGATAGTCGGGCCAGTCTAGGCGTGAATGGTCGGCAGGGTTCAGCAGGATAGCGGTGGGCTCGTCACCACAGAGCTGTTCGTGCCGGTCAAGAGCTCGCTGGATAGCTTCAAGATAGGACGCTTCTGTGCTCATATCTTTTCTAGTTTCACGCCTAGACCGGCGGCATTGGGCTGATCAAGGGGCCCAGATAGCCGGTAGCTGCCGTTCTCAGTGCTCACGATGAGCTCCCAGGAGTCTTCGGTGAGTGCAGCGCGGGTGATCACGCCCGAGCTCAGCTCTTTCCAGTGCTGCAGCAGCGCCTTTCCCTGGGACTTCATCGCAACACCTGGCGCAAACCTGGGACAACCTGGCTCAACCGGCTCAAACTCTTCATACCGGCGTGATAAACGGCGATACCCTGTCGATACCAGCTCTTACCCTGTCGATAACTGTCGTCCGGCACGACCATTTAGGGCTTACGGGCCTGACATAGCGGGTTATTCTTGTTCCGGATCTCAGCTGCCGCAGCTTCTTGCTCAAAGGGGCTCTCGTCGTAGCCGTCAGGCTTGCGGGTTTCACGCCTAGAGGTGCTCAGGCTTTCGCTCAGCGACGCTTCATAGGCATCGCAGAACAGGGCCCCAGACCTGTAGCGTTCCCGCTGGAGAGCGTGGGTCAGCTCATGCCACAGCGTCTTACCCGCGTCTTCCGTGCTCAGGTAGGTGCTCATGGATATCTGATGGGCGCGAGTTGGGCTGCGGCGCTGGAAGCACAGGCCCAGATACTGGCCACTGGTGCGCTTCTGTGCGGTGATGCGGATCTTCACGGGGTGTTTTAGCCCCATGGCCTTACATGCGCGTGACAGGGCTTCACGGTCGATGTCCCATGCCCGCTTGTGTTTCTTCTTAGGCCCCGTCATGGTCGTGACCACGCGAGCGGTAGTAGTTTTTGTTCCAGAGATACGGGGTTTCCCACGGCGACCGGCTGTCACGCCGGTAGCGCACGACCGTGCCGGTCAGCAGGCGCTCATGGCCGCAGCGACAGATCGCATGAGCGTCGCCCAGCTCCGTGATGGACAGCTTCCATTCGTGCCGGTGCGCGTCAGTGGTCAAACCGCTTCCCCCCCAAAAAGGGACGGGACACAAGCATACCACATTGAGCGACAGAATGTAGCGCGGCCTGCATGTTCCCGTTCACTCCCCTTCCCGACCGAGATCGACCGCGTCGCGGTCTTCCACGACTTCGGCTTCCACCACTTCTCCGGCGGGGAGTTCTTCGGCGGTGCCTGCCAGCACCTTGTCGGCCTGCCCTGCCGCCGCTGCCAGCACTCTGATGAGTTCGGGGGTCAGCATGTTCTCCCGCTCTAGGGCTTCGTAGATCTGGCGGCTCAGGTTCTGTTGGCTCACATGGACATTGAGCTCTTGCGCTTCTTGGGGCAGCACTCCTGCCTGCTGTAGCCACTTGCCCTTCTGTATCAGCGCGTTTATGCGACCGAGCACTGCCGAGACTCGGACGCTTCCCTTCTCCCTTGCGGCGACGGCTGCGATCTCGGAGATGCCAGCGTCGATCTGGGCAGCGATGTCTTCGATGACTTCGACGGGATCCAGCTCGCTGATGCGGGTGCCTTGGTCACGCATGCCCTTGACGATGCGGGTGACGGTGTCGGGGGTCAGGCCGTAGGTCTGGGCTAGGTCGTAGCGGTCGATGCCCCGCAGGTGCGCTCGGTAGATTTCGATGTCCCGCTGGACATGCTCGTATCTGTCTCCGCCCTTCGCGCCCTTGTCGCTCGGCCCCAGGTCTGCGATTACATCGGCGGTGTCCTTCTCCCGCTGTGCCTTCGTTCTCGGCTTCCCTGTCGGCGGCTTTTCCATGCCATCAGTCTGACATCGGTTCCGGCGTTTCGGCGTTCTAGTTTTTCTCCCTGACCGTCCAGTGGCTCCCGTCGGCTATCCGCCCGATGGTGCGCGGTGAGACATTGAACACTTCCGCCACCTTTCGCTTGCTCATTCCCTTTGCGATGGCTCTCTGAGCGCGTTTGCCCATCATCGGTGTCAGTCGGCTGTGGCCGTTCAGGTAGCTCTGCTCGGCTCGGTCGACTGGTCGGTGGTGTCTCGGTCGGACGCACAGTTGGGTGCCGCAGTCCTTGTGGAGTATCTGCCCTTCTGGGACCTTGCCGTTCTCCTGCTCCCACGCATACCGTGCGGCGGTGGTGTTGCTCGTAGCGGTTCGTCGAATGGGGACTCCGTTTCCATCAGTGTGGCCTGTCCAGATCCAGCAGCCGCAGGCTTCGGCGTTGTAGCCGTCCTGCTCGGTTGTGGCTGGTCGGTGTGGCATGTGGGGCGTATGGTAGCCTGCGTGTCGCCTTCCCTGTTGTTTCTCCTTGGAGTGGGAAGGTGGATTGCCGACTTATGGCTCCGTTCCCCTTTTCTTTCGGCTTGGGGTTCGGGGCCATTTGTCGTCCATGAGGTTGCTCGGCGGTTTTGGTCGACAGTTTCCATGCGGTTCTGTCCCTTGTTCGGGGTAGCGTTCATGGTCGATGGACGCTGTTCGATCTCATGTCTTCATGTCGGCTTCGGCGGCGCTCGGTGTGCTGGAGCGGGTGCTGCGCTCGGCGAGCGCTCCCGATCTGGCTATGCGGGTTGCGTGGATGCAGCAGGAGCTTCGGGCTATTCAGGCCGAGCTCGGTTCCCCTTCGCGTAATCTTTCCAGCGACCAGCAGTAGCGGCGTTCTTTCGGGCGGTGCTGGTGTCCACGCCTAGCTGATCTCCCCACTTGGCAGCGAGGCTGAACACGGCTTCGATGGCTTCCATCTCGGCAGCGAGCCGTGCCATGTGCCTGCGGCGGCGGTAGCCGAGCCGTGCGCGGTCGGCCTTCCACAGTGTCTTCGTGACTCGGAGGCTGAGGCGCGTGGCGCATCCGGTCAGTCGGGCGTAGTGGGCGTATGTGATTTCCATGTGATTGCTCCTTCTCGGTCGGGTTTCTGTCGCTCTGTCCTATTAAGAAGGTCGCTTGTGGTCGACTTTGTCACCTTCGATTTCGGTGGCTTTTGTCGGCTGGATCTGCTACGCTTGTTAGCGCAATCCGACGAGGAGGTATCTGATGGCTACTGTTCAGGAGAGGCACAACCGCGAGACTGGCTCGCTGGTCACGGTGGAGCGGGTATCGGCTGGCTCGGACCAGCGTCCCTTCTACACCTGCACCTGCGAGCACGACCACGGCGCTCGCCACTGCGACACGCTGGCCGAGGCTCGGTTCATGGCGGCTCGCCCGTCCCAGTGGTGTGCCGACTGCGAGGCCGAGGTTCGCCACGCGGTTGAGATGGCGCTGTGGAACGAGTTCGATCTCACGCCCGACGACCCGTCTGGCCGGATGTTCGGCGGCAGGCCGCTCGGCGATCTCAATCTCTGGGATCTGGAGCGGTCGCTCCGTGCGGCTCGCGCTCGGCGTGAGCGTGACCGCGTGGCTGCCTGAGCTTCGCTTGCATCTCTGTTTCGGCGGCGCGTCCTTCGGGGCGCGTTTGTCGTTTGCAGGGTTTTTCCGTCCGGCGGGCGGTTCAGGCTTCCATCTGTGGCTGGCAAACCGAAGTACGACTATCCAGACCGTGACGAGCTTGTGCGCCTTCTGCGCGAGCTTGGCGGTCAGTATCAGGTCGCTCAGGCTCTTGGGATCCCGCGTCCCACGCTGCAGCACCACCTGACGAAGCTCGGCATCCAGCGCGACGAGTATCTGCCTGCCAAGACTCTGGTCGCCAAGGTGCCTGATGGTGCCAGCGGCGATGCCGAGGTTTCGCGTGAGGAGATCCTGGAGCAGCGCGTCAAGGAGCTGGAGTCGCAGGTTCGGCGCGACCGCAAGGTCGAGGTCATGGACGAGCGTATTGCTCAGGCGATTGAGGCTTCGGCGGCTGTTTCCCTGCCGGTCTACAATGCAGCGCGGCCTACTCGTCGGGCGGCGACCAAGCGGTCGAAGGCTGCCGAGCATGAGTTTGTCTTGCTCTGGTCGGACACGCATGCTGGCGAGGTCGTCAGCGCGGAGGAGACCAATGGCCTGAACCGCTACAACTGGGACATCATGTGGAAGCGGCAGGAGCGGATGCGCGAGGCGGTGCTGTCTTACCGCGAGAACCGTCCGTATCAGGTCGACCGTCTTCATGTTCTCGCGCTCGGTGACATGCTGTCTGGCAACATCCACGACGAGCTTGAGGCGACCAACGAGATGCCGTTCGCTCAGGCGACCATCGACTTCGCTGTGGAGGGCGCGTCTTGGCTGGCCAGCTTCGGCGAGTCTTTCGACTCCATCCGCTTCTCCGGCGTTGTCGGCAACCATCCACGCGCCCATCGTAAGCCACGCGCCAAGCACTCGTTCGACAACGGCGACTGGCTGGTCTACTCGGCGATGAAGCAGCTTCTCGCGGGCAACGATCAGGTGGTGTTCGATGTGCCTAAGTCTTCGCAGCACCTTGTGGAGGTCTGCGGTCGGCAGATTCTCCTGTTCCACGGCGACTCGGTGCGTTCCAGCATGCCAGGAGTCCCTTGGGGCGGCGTGATGCGGCGGGTGAACTCGCTGAATGCGACCTATGGTGCCGATGGCCGTCCTATCGACATGTTCACTTGTGGCCACTTCCATTCGGCTGCGTTCGTGCAGTCCGATGCGGGCCAGATCGTGATGAATGGCTCGGTGAAGGGCGTTGACGAGTATTCGCTGAAGGCGTTCGGCGGCGGGCGACCGCCCCAGCAGCTTCTTCTCACCTTCCATCCACGCTATGGTCTGACCGATATGTCGCTCCTTGACCTTGACGACCCTGCCGACTCCGCATGACTCAGCGCAACCGCGACTGGGAGGGCCAGTTTCTCGATCACGCTGCGCGAGCTGCGGGGCTGTCCGGCGCTCCAGCGGAGCAGTTTCGCGAGCGCGTCTGGGCTCGGATGGACAAGGGGGCGGCTGATGACGGCTCCGACGACGGTTTCTGGCGGCGCGGCTTTGAGCGCGTGGTCGATGAGGGTCGGGTTGAGGCTGAGGACATCGCTGCCTACTGTCTCGGTGCGGCTCAGGTCATCGCTGCTGCCGATGTGGACGACGAGGTGATTCACACGATTCGGCTCCACTTGCAGGAGGCTGTCTCCGCTTCGCTTCGCGCATGGTCGCATCTGGATGTGGCAGTGGGGCTGTTCGAAGACTCCCGCGCTGGTCGGCGTGTGGCTATCCCGCGACCGAGGGCGATCTCCGATGGTGCCTAAGCCAGCGTCGGCTGTCGATCAGGGCATGCGCGATGTGGCTATCTCGGCTGGTATCGCCATCGACCACGCGGCTGTGGCGCTTCAGTATGCGGAGGAAACTTGGCGTGACAACCAGCGCGAGGCCGCGTTGGAGAAGGCCATGGCGCTCCTTGAGCAGGCGTTGGCCGATCTGCGTGAAGCCCGCGACGCGCTAGACGCGGCGCTCAGGTAGCTTCATCCATCCGCGTTCCACGGCGGCAGCGATGGCTGTCTCCAGCCGTGACATCGGCCATCCGAGGTCGGCTGCGACGGCGGCTCGGTTGGATGGGCGGTTGCGGTGCTGTGCTACCAGCGTGGCAGCGAGCAAGCGGCGGATGTCCGGCTCGCTTTCGTCGTGCCTGAGTTCTTCCAGCTTGGCGAGCTTCTCGTCGTCGGTCATGCGTCGTGGACCGCTTCGAATATCCGTTGCGCTTGGTCTTCTTCGTCTTCGCTCTTTAGTAGCTCACGGATCCGCAGCGCCTGTTGCGGGGTAGCGACCACGGTGATCGGGACACCTTGCTCTTTGGGCTCTGGCGGTGTGGTATCGACCTTCGGCGCTGGTGGCTCTAGGAAGTCTCCGAGGTCTAGGTAGTCGCGTAGCTCGCTGGCATCCATGCTCAGGCGCTTGCTCATCTCTTTGCGGTCGACGCGCTGCGCGAGGTCGGCAAGCAGGTGCGCGAGCTTTATCGGGACGAATTGCCCACGGAGCCGGTTCATCGTAATCATGCGAATCTGCGCGTCGGTTTCGCCCGAGTCGTCGATCACGCATGGCACGGTTTCGGCTCCGAGTTCGCCGAGCGTGAGCCAGCGGTGTTCTCCGTCGATGATCCTGTAGCGGATGGCGGGCCGGTCTTCTGTCTCGGCGACTGGCCGGACGAGTATCGGCTGGACGAAGCCCCGTTTCGTGATGTCTTCGCGCAGCGCTCCGAGGGTGCGGTCGTCCATTTCGTTCGGGTTCTCTGGATCCGGCTCTATGTGGTGAATCGGTATGTCGGTGACTTGTATCTTGGCTTTCACTTCGCTCCCATTAGCAGCAGTTCGTCGCCATCGGGGTCGTGTTCGGTCTTCAGGGCGCTCAGGTGTTTGTGGTCTAGCGACTTCCAAGCGGGTTCGCGTCCTGCGTCGCGCATCATATCGCTGATCGCTTCGGGGTCGGCTCCGCGTCCCATGCTGATGACCACCAGCGGTATGTTGTCGGCGGCGGTGAAGGCATCCTGCAGCAGCTTCCATCCATCTTCGGCTGACCAGTCGCTGGGCTCGGCGGGGTATTCGGGGTCTAGCAGGTGATTCACGCCCGCGTAGACCTGCTCGTAGGCCAAGGTGCCAGGGTATGGCGGGTCTAGGTAGGCGATGTCAGCGTCGACATTGGCGAGAAATTCGACCGCGTCGCCCTGATACATGCGGTTGTCGAGTCCGTTGTCGAATACTCCGGCGTTCAGCGTGTCGGCTGCCTTGACTGCCATCGCCAGCGGCTTGCCTGTTCGCAGCAGTTGCGTTGCCTGCCCAGGAGTTAGCTCGTCCCACTCCCGTCGTCCGGCTGCCATCGTCGGTATTCCCCAAGAGGACATGCTCAGCGCGAGCCGTGCGATCCACGCTCGGAGGAGCCAGCGAGTCATTTCCTGCGCTTCCCTTTCGGCGGCGACTATGGTGGCCAGCACCTGTCGGCATTCGGTCGGGATGCTCAGTTCTTTTTCGTCGGGCATGTCTTCGATGGGTTCATGCTCCAGCGCGGTGGTGATCTGTGCGGCACTCAGCGTGATTCGCTTGTTTTCGATCAGCGCCTTGCCTGTGGCGACCGAGATCGGCCCCATGTCGTTGCCTATCACTCGGTATCCCAGCGCCTTGCCTGCCATGCTTACGGCTGCTCCGCCCATGAAGGCATCGGCGAGCGTGGCTCCTGGAGCTACTCCGTAGTCGTCGGCTATCACGCGCATTATCTGGCGGGCGATCTGCCGCTTGCCGCCGAGGTATGGCGGGACTGCTCCGAGGTATCGCTTCACTCAGCTTGCTCCAGCAGGCTGATAATGGCAAGCGCTCGGCTCTCGGCTCCGGCTTCGATCTGGGTCTGGATTGCCTGTTCGACCATCTCCGCTTCGCCTGCGGTGAATTTCCATGTCAACACTTCGGGCGCGTTCTGGGCTTCGTGCATCATCGATGCGGCGAGCCGTTCGTCGACATCTTCGCCAGCGTTTTCGACGGCTCTGGCGCTCTCGTATTCAGCTTCGTCCATACCGAGCCGTTCTCTGAGCTCGGTTTCGTCCATCTGCTCAGCGAGCTTGGCCAGCACCTTGGCGAGCCTGACTGGGACGAATTCGCCGCGCAGTCGGTTCATCGTCAGGAGTCGCAGGCGGGCATCGTCTTCTCCTGCGTCGTCAATCACGCATGGGACGGTTTCTGCATCCGCGTCGCGCAGCACCTTCCATCGGTGTTCGCCATCGATGATTCGGTAGCGGCCTTCATGTGGTCGCACCAGCACGGGCTGAACAAAGCCACGCTGCAGGATGTCGGCTCGGAGCGCGTCCAGCAATTCGTCGTTGACGGTGTTCGGGTTCGCTGGATCCGGCTCGATGTCTTTCGTCGGCAGGTCGACCACTTCGACCGACGATCTCCGCATGGATTCGATGCTCTCCGACATTCTCTGGATGTTAGCGCGTCGTCTTTCGGCAAAAGCGAAGGGCGCTTTCGCGCCCGTCGCGGGTGCTGCTGCGGCTAGATGGTTTCTAGCTGCTGGGCGGCTGCGAGGTATTCGGCTTCCCACATTCCGATGCCGAGGCCGCTCCACTGGATCTCGTTGCGCTCCAGTCCGTCGATGCTCTCGTCCAGCCTGACCGACACGAGGCCGTAGTCGGTGTCGTGGTCGACAACCGTGCCTTCGGCTCCGGCTGGCGCGTCTGCCACATCGCGCTGCACTTCTTCTGTGAGCCTGACGCGGGTGCCTACTGTGATTTCGCTCATTTCCATGGTGTTCTCCTTCTCTCTTGGGTTGCTCCAAGAGCATACCACATCGCGCTACATTTCGTCGCTCGTCTATGCTACAGTGGTTGAGCAATCAACGAGAGGAGAATCATGAGGGACGATGGTGGATTCAACCGCGACGAGGTGATCAGCACCAACCTGCGGCTCACCCAAGCGCAGGCCGAGGTCTTGGTCACGGCGCTCCGCCGCCACGAGCACACTTGCCGCGAGCTTTACACGGCGGACGGCGATGACGAGGCTGAGGTGGCTGGCGGGATTCTGGCCTTCGTGTATGCCGCTCGCGAGGGCTACGGCTGCTAGGTAGCCACCTTTTCGCTTCACTTTCGGGTCGCCTTCGGGCGGCCCGTTTGCGTTGGAGGAAAGAAGCCCGCGCCAAGTGAAGGGAGTCTCGGCACGGGCTTCTGTCTGGTCGACTCTAACAGGCCGTCAGGCGGTCAGCCGCTGCATCCCCATCCCCAGCCGACGCTGTTCCACAGGTTCTGGGCCACGCGCATCTGCTCGCGCCACGGCGCATCTCCTGCGTTGTCGTGCTTTGAGATGTAGCGACCGTTTGCCTTGCGGCGGAATGCATCCCAGCTCGTCGTGTAGAAACCGAGGCCACCTTCGTAGGTCGGGCCTTGGACTCGCCAATTGACTCCGCCGTAGCCGCTTCCAGGCTGCTCGCATCGGCCTACCCGAAGCCACACATCGTGGTTCGGGGGCAGGAGCATGCGGTGCGCCTTCTTCCACTGCTGCCGCATCTCAGCTCTTGCCTTCGGCGTTTCAGCGCAGCGCATCATGTGGCGGTGCTTTGCCTTCGCCGGTTGCCGGATCTTGTAGCGATTCCAGAGCTTCTTGCTCCAGCGGTTGTGCTCGGCGCTTCCGTGCTGATGCACATGGCCGTCGCATTCCCGCTGTTCTGGGGTTGTCGGCTCGGTGGTCGGCAGGGCTATCCCTGTCGGCACCAAGACCAGCAGTCCGACGACTGCGTATGTCGCTAGAGACCGCATGCCCATGAGGTGGTCGGCCCGTGTCCTGACACGGCGCGTTGACCTACTCGGATGGCTGCCCATGCGTGGTAGGCACTGGGGTAGCGTGGGAGCTTGCCCTTGAGCACCTTTACCCGCGTGACACGGACTTTCCTGATCGTGCGCGAGGTCCACTTGCCATCGCTCCACTGCGTCCAGCGCTGGACTGCCCGCTTCGGGTTCCGCTTGACCTTCAGCGTCACCTTGCGCGGCGTTCCAGGCCACATCGATCCCCAGATGCTGCCGAATTGCAGTAGGCCAGCGTATTGGCCGTTCGATGCCGACCAGCTGTAGCCGGACTCGCATGCGACTCGGTTGCCGAGGTGGGGGCCGCCCCACTTCCGCTGCTCCGCTTCTAGGATGATGTGGACCTGTGCGACCGAGGGCGTTGCCCACGGATCCCACTTCGTGTTCACGCTTCGCCGGAACGGTATCGGGCGAGTCACCTTCGACCCAACCGCTACTGGCTTCGCGCATCCGTAGTGCTGTTCGATTCCGCGTGTCTGCGGGCAGCGGTCGCTTGCGTCGGCAATGCCATCGCTGTCTGCGTCTTCTGGAATCACTGCTGCTGCTGCTATGGCCCCGCCCATGAGAAATGCTGTTATGAGCACGGTCATGAATGTCCTGCGATACATCTCGTTCTCCTTTGTCTCGGTTCAGCCCGACCCACGCAGCAATCGCCTTGGGGCGTTTAGTGGCGATGCACTTCCTACGGGACTTCGGTAACCGAGGCGAGGCTTCTTCCAACGGTGTCACCTACCTTGCGGGGCAGGGTGAACGGGGTTCGGACGAGCGCTGGCGGCAGATTTAATCGTCAAGCTGTCTGCCTTACCCGCATGCTTTTCACGGGGAGACGCAGGCTTCGGATGGCGCGGGTCAATGGTTGACGGCGGTATCGACCTCCTTGGTGGACATCGGTGAAATCATATCAGTTGCTAGTTGCTCCAATCGAAATTTCGGCCTTCGGCGAGTGCTTCACGCGATTCAGCGGTGAGCTTGCGGATCGTGGCGTGATCGGACTTTTCTCGGACTTCTGCGAGGGCTTCGACTTCCGATCTGAGCCAGACTTTCGTAGCTCTCAGCTTGGCGATGGGCTCTGGCATGATGCCGTTCTTGACATAGCGAGCGATGCGGGTGCGCTCCACGCCGAGGATATCGGCTGCTTCTGCGGCCCCTACGAGGTCGCCTGATTCTTCAGGAGTTCTCCTTACTTCTGCCTTCATGTTTTCCTTTCGTTGAAGAGTTCGTCGATTATGGCCGTGTCGACCAGCAGTTCCGGCTCGGTAGGCTGTTTCTCTGCCAGCCGCAGGTACTGCTGCCGCGCTTGCCGACGCTGAAGGTTCCGTTTCCGCCTGTCTCGCTCATGGTGCATTCCGGCAATCAGGCCAAAGCCGGTTGCGACCAAGAAGGTGATCGTGGCGAATATCAGGATGAAGGTCATGTCGCTCGGTAGACTCCTGGAGCTACGCGCTGGACGGACTCGCCCGTCTGCCTTGCGAGCGCTGCTGCTATCGTGCGGTCTGGTGTTGCGCCATCGGTTTCCAAGCCGTTTTCCATGAGCTGGCGGGCGATCTCCTGATAGTGCATCGGCTGTTGCGTCTGTCGCAGCAGCGCGACTGCCTTGTCACCTATGGTCGGCTCCTTGGGCTTCGCGGGCTTCGGGTCTGCGGTGCCGTCCCATGTGCGGTTCTCGCCGACTGCGTCGCGGAGCTTCCGCGCTGACCAGTCTCGCCAGTCATCTGGGAGTTCGTCAAGTCGTCGGAGTTCGATCGGTTCAAGTTCTGCGTTCTCGCTGAGTTGCATGGTGCGGAGTTTCTCGCGCCTTTCGGTTGAGTGCTGCCACTTCATCTGGTCACGCTACCCATCGTAGCACTTCGCGGGGCGTTAATCAGAGGGAAAGCTGGTCGGCGCTGATCGGCGCTTCTTCCAGCGGCTGCAGGCTGACGCGTGTCTCTGGGATTTCGTCGCCTATCGCATACCGCTTTATAGCTCGCAATTCGGCTATCTGCGAGTCGTCGTCGTAGGCGACTGTGTTCAGCGCGTCCTGCACGATCTTGACCAGATTGTCGATGTCTCCGCCAAATTTTCCGCGCCCAGGTCTTGCCAAGGCGTATTTCTCCTTTATCGCGTTCTGTTTCTCCGCGTCCTTGAAGTGCGACTTCGGTCGTGGGAAGATGAATTCGCACTCCAGCGCGAGTGGGCCTTCCAGCAGTCCATGTCCCGCTGCCTGCCACAGCAGCGCGATCTCGCCCATCTTGGCTTCCCGATCTGGCGCGGTGAAGTAGTGCGGTTTCCCGCCACGAAAGTTCGCTTTGGCGCGGGCCCAGGTCATGGGCTTTCCAGGGATTACGATGTTGGCGCTCACATCTATAGCGTGACACGCCTAGGTTGCTAACTTCCATTCGGTTTCTCCGGTCGTTCGTCGGCGAGCTTTGTGCCGTAGCGGTCATCGGTGCCGAGTTCTTCCTGCTGGAAGGTCCAGAGCGTCAGGGCATGCCACGCTGCGTGGAGCAGGTGGTGTTTTCCGCTCTCGCTGTCGATGTCTTCGCCGCTCTGCCACAGGTTCAGGTGTCGCTGCATCGCTCCGTAGGCGAGCGACCAGTCGTATCCACGCAGGTAGTTGTAGTCGTCGTATTTCTCAGCGCCGCGAGCGTAGATCTCGCTCAGTGCCATCAGCGCTTTCGGCGGTAGCAGTTCCATGCGTTGCTCTTTCCGGCCCTTCTGTCCACCTGTGGAGCTGGTGATCCGTTTCTCTGGCACTGAGGGTATCCCTTCGTGTCTACCTAGCTTCTGTCGTCGCCTGTATATCGAGGTGCGCGGACCTATTTTGCTAGAGGCGCTTTCGAATGCGTTCGGGCCGTGCTCTCTCATCCCGCTATGCCGAAGGCGAGGACGAGGAGGAACAGGATGGAGGCGATAGCTGGAAGTGTCCAGTCTTCGTATTCGGTGTATTTCTCAGGCTGTCTTGCGCAGGGCAGGCAGTGGATGGCCAAGGGGTATGAGATTGCCGCTCTCTCGCCCCTGTGCAGCGTTCTGTGGCACTTTTCGCACTCGCCAGGGTCATTGACCGTTCCGACGATGTATCCGCTCCAGCGGTCAGACATCGCGTCTGCGATCCTCTCCGTCGATCCGTGCTGCCTTCCCGTATCCGGCGAGGCGTGAGGCGATGGGCTCTCCGTAGGTCTTCTCCAGCTCGTTGTAGCGCATGTTCGTTGTGACCAGCAGCGCCGTGTCGTTGTTGACGCGCTCGTCGATGGCTTGGAAGAGGATGTCGCGGGTGAAGTCCGTCGGGTTGACCTTGTCGATGTCGTCCATGACCAGCGCGAGGCGCGGGTTCAGCAGCACTGAGTTGACTTCGTCCCTAGCGGGGTTCTTGAAGCCCGCTCGGTATTGGGCCAGCATGCGGGCGACCGAGAACCAGCGTAGCGGCTTGCGCTCCAAGTAGCCGTTGGCTGCGGCTGCGGCTGTCCATGTCTTGCCGACTCCGACAGGGCCCGTCAGGACGAGGCCAGGAAGCTCGCCCTTGCTCCACGCAATGGCGCTTTCGATGGCTTCATGATTCTCGGTCGTCATGTCCAGCGCGTCGAAGTTGACGCTTCGGAGCTTCGCGGGCATGCCGCTTTCGATGATCCGCATGCCGTGTTGCTCTCTCGCTTGGAAGGCAGCTTCTTCGGCTTCTTTCGCCGCAGCTTCTTCTGAGCAGCTCTGGCACAGGACGCTCAGGCCCGCCATCAGGTCGAAGCCAGCTTTGTTCGGCGGCTTCTCCAGCGTTACTGGCTTTCCGCAGTTGCCGCAGGGTTTGTCGAAGGTTTCTACCATGGTGCATCTCCCGCCGAGGTTCGGCGCTCGTCGGCGAACTTTCGCCCATGGCTCGGACGACTATCTGTAGCAAGACATCTTGGGAAGGCTGCAGGGCTGTAGATGACTCCTACGCTCGCGGGCTTGTCTTCCCACCACGGATCCGCGCAGGTGCGCCTTACGACTTCTAGGTGTTCTTCGGTTGTCACTTCTGGGTGCTCTCGCATTCGGCTCACTATCCGTTTCAGATGTTCGGTCGGTCTTCCCCGCGTTCCCATCAGTTGGAAGCGGGTTCCTGCGGCTTCGTTGAATGTCTGCATGATCTTCTGTGCTGTCTCCCATTCTTCGTCCGTGAGCTTCAGTTTGTCGATCTGAACCTTCGGCGTTCCAAGCGCTGGCGAGCCAAAGTGTTCTTTATCAGTAGTAGTAGAAACAACATCCTCCTTGTTACCTACCTCCACTACTGACGGTTCCTCGGAAACAACGGTTGCCGCCGGTAAAGTTTGCCGCCGGTAAAGTTTTCCGGTGGTCGACGGCATGTTCAGGCGAATCATGTCGCTTGTTCGGTGTCCGTTATCCTTGTGCCGCTGTTCTCTGATCAGCAATTCCAAGCTCTCCAGCTTCTTCAGTCTCTCTCTTACGGTTCGCTCGCTGCGCCCGATCTTCTGTCCGAGGCGTTCTTGGCTTGGCCATGCCTTCCCATCATCGTCGGCGTGGTCAGCGATAGCCATCAGCAACAACTTCTCTCCCTCGCTCAGGCCGTGTTGCTCCCATGCCCACGCCATTGCCCTGACGCTCATGAATACTCCGCAATCAACTCGTCTTTTAGACCAAGCTCTTTGGCGAAGTCCCACGCATCGGCTGGGATGGTAATCAGGGGGATCGGGGTATGTCTCACGGTGTGTTTGTGGTGGCAGGCTTGGCAGAGCACAATGCTGTTTCTCGGATCGGTGAGCAAGGCCAGTCTCCGCATTTCGGGGAGTTTTCTTTCGACCGAGTAGCGTTTCAAGCGGCGCTGGCTGATGACATGGTGGATTTCCAGCCATGCATTCGGGTCCCGCTTCGCTGGTGGACACACCTCGCAGCCCTTCCAAGAGCGACGGAGCTTCTTGGCTTCTCGGTAGTAACGATCCCACGCAGCGCGGCTCGGCTCTGCGGGCGTGTTGTCTGCCTTTCGGACTCCTGGAGTCTCAGTCATGGCATCTCACGCACCAATATCTGCCGGTGTCGTCTGGGATACTGGCGGTGTCGGTTCCGCAACCTGCACACGGGATCGCTTCGCCGCCTATCCACATTTCCCTTCCCATCGCATCGATTACTACGCTGGCGGGAACGAAGAGCGCGGCGCTTTCCCATTGTCCGTTGTTGGAGCTTTCGTAGAAGTAGCTCCCCTTCTTGCCGTAGCGATCTAGCCACTGCTCGCCGTTCGCTAGGAAGGCTGCTCGGAGGCTCTGGAAGGGCATCAGGAAGGCTCTGGGCGTGTCATCTGGGTGGAAGGTGAAGAGGACATACTCCGTGAGCTTCGCTGGGTCTAGCGTCCAACCGATCTTTCCCTCGCCGTGTCCCTTCGTGCTGTCTGGGACTACGGAGTAGCGTTCCAAGGCGAGCTCTGGCTCGCTGTATTTCCAGTATTTCGACGCTCCGCGCTTGCGATATTTCGCGTCGACTGGGACATCGCGTCCGTTGCGGAGCTTGGCGAGGTAGTCGATTCCCGCTAGGTCATCTTCTTTCGTGGACTGCCGAGCGCTCTCGCAGTGGGGCAGCAGTTGTTGTATCGCCCAAATGTCGTAGTCTGCTCGGCGATGCGAGCGGGCCAGTTCGACAGCGAAGGCGTAGTCGCTCATTCTGGCGGCTGGACGCCGTCCTCTCCCCATGTATACCAGCCGCCTCTTGGCTTGCGAGCGAACATGTCGATGCGCGGGCCAGGACTGCAGGTTTCGATGAGGTCGTAGAACTCATCCGGCTTCTCGCTGTGGCGCTTTCCTCTCGGTGCCTCAAACCAAGTTCCGACATCTGCGCGGTCAAGCTGGAGGGAGCCGCGTACTCCGAAGAGCACATGCTCGGTGTTGTTGCGGTAGTAGTTGCCGACTCCGATGCTCGGCTTTACCCATGTGATCGCTGTGATGTAGCGGAAGCCCCACGCTTCCATCAGGTCGAAGCCTTTCGGCAGCGAGCGGTTTGTGATCCAGAGGTAGAGATGGGCGTTCTCCGCAGCGAGATGTGGCACCTCTAGATCGCGGATGGCTTCGTAGGGCATGGTGGCGTAGGTCGGCTTCGTTCGGCCAAACTGGTTCTGGTCGCCTTCGTCGCCGTGATCCCAAGGTGGGTCTATGACGAGTGTTGAGAAGATGCCGCCTTCCTTTATGGCGGCCTTCAGTGATGGTGCCTTCTCGATTTTCCGCTCGTTTTCTTTCCGTTCTTGGCCTTGTGCTAGCGCCTTGGCCAGCCGCAGGAGGTCACGCTCGCTGGGGCCCTCTTTCACTGCATTCTCAAAGTTCTTCTCTGGGATCTCGGCGATTTTCTGCCATTTACTTGACTGATCGCGGGTAATGCCGAGGTCGGGCAGCGAAGTATTGTCGTGTTGGACGACCTTTTTCGGCCTGCCTGCCTTGACCGTGTCTTTTAGGATTTCTCCGGCCTTCCGCTCCGCTCGGAGGCGAATCTCGTTGCATCGCTTCTGTAGGATCCCGCCGTATTCGACTCGCTTTGCATATGTTTCCAGCGCCTCCGCCTTGTCTCTGATCTCTTTCACTTGGCGAACGGTTGTAGCTTCTTCGATGGCAGCTTGCGCTCGGTCAAGCAGCGCGAGTTCTCTTGCCTGCTGCTGGCGCTCCAGTTTCGTAAGGCTTTCGATGCTATGAGGCATCTGGGACCTCCTTGGCGGTGACGACCTTGCGGCCTTCCAGTGCCGCTGCGAGTTCCGGTGCCATCTCCGCAGGTATGACGATCTGAGCGGTCAGGCCGTCTATCGATTCGACTTCCAGCACTTTCACTGGCACCTTCTCGCCTTTCGGCCCCTTCATCTCAGCTTCTGCGACATTTATGCGTGGCATCAGGTCCTCTTTCGGTTTAGGCTCTCGTCCAGAGCGTTCATCAGGTCTGCATCGTCTGGCATATCGGCGCTGTCGACGCGGCTGTGCTGGTCGAACCGAGCAGTCGTCTGGACTTCGTAGAGGTCTTCGACTCGTATGTCGGCTCCCTGCTGTGCCAAGGCTGTCTCCAGTTGCTCCTTTGTCGGACGCTTCGTGCGGGTGGACTCGCGGTATCCCAGCACACGGTTCGGATCCTTAGCGTGGCGCACTGGGATTGGGCCACGCGCTCCCGCCCAAGCCTTCAGCGCCTTGTCTCGCTGGTTGACCGCAGCTTTGGCAACGATCTGCTCTGCTGCCCAGCGCTCGGCGGTTTCTTCGTTGGTTATCGCTCCGTCCACTCTCGCTGCGGGGAAGATCGGGCAGCTTGCCGGTCGTGGGCAGAAGGCGCAGTGTGCTCCTGGAGATGGCGTGAACAGGTATGGTGCTTCTCCATCTTCCAGCGGCCACTTCCCGAGCTCCCATGTTCTGTCCCAGCGTTCTACGAGGGCGCTCAGTTCTTCTTCGATGTTGGCCATGTCGGTGCGGAAGACTGTCGCTTCTCGGCTCTCGGAGTAGCGCACATAGTGTTCGCGCAGCGTCACGCGCTGTATCGACTCGTAGCGTCGCATCACTAGGTAGGCGTAGAACCGCTGCTGGAAGTAGCCGCTGCCGCTTAGGTCTGTTGCAGGTGGTAGGGACCACGAGTCTTTCCAGTCGATCACGACCGCCCAATCTGGTTCTGGGATGAAGAGCGCGTCCAAGGCTCCTGTGATCGTGCGCGGCACCTGTCCGATCTCCGGATGCTCGTAGGTGATTTCCGCGTCTAGCCGCTGTTCGATGTCGGCTAGGTATTGGATGTCGAACACATTGTCGTGGGCCCACTTGACCACTACCCAGCGCAGGTCTTTGACTTGCGAGAAGGGGATGTTCACCACTTCTTCGTCTGGCACATCGTGCTGTCGAAGGCACTCTCGGAGAATGGCGAGCGCGTCTTCGGGGTCGATTGTTCCCTCGCCGAATTCTGCCATCTGCGCCAGCGCTTTGGCTGCGAACCGATGGAAGATTTGGCCGCGACCTTGTGGATGTCCTGACCAGTCTTTCCTGTATTCCTCGTCGAACCGCGACAGCAGGGCGCACTGGTCGAAGGTAGCGAGCCTGCTCTGGCGCAGTTTCGGGAAGCGCTCTACTGCCTTGGGGTATGGATTGGGCTTATCTGTCATTCGACGATTTCAGCGTCGGCGACTTCTTCTCCGATGGCCTCGCGTATCTCGGCAAGCACTTCTCTGCGCTTCCCGTCGTCGCCTGCTCCGTGCAGCAGCGCAGCGACCTTGGCTGGCCGCCACTGGTCAGGGTTGGCCGCCTGTGCCTGCTGGATGGCCTCCTGCAGTTCCTTGGCGAGTTCGGGGTCGTCGCCATAGCTCGGCTCGCTGTTGACCGCCGTAAGGTTTGTCGGCGGGCGCGTGTCCACCTCTGCCTCTCCGACAATCCCGCTGATGCTGTATGCCTTTCGCAGCGCATAGCTCTCGGCCACCTTCAGGATCATTGAGCTCGGATACTGTTTCCATGTGGGCGACTGCTTCCGGTATTCGCTCAGCGGGGCGTAGAAGTAGGTTTGGCCCTTGCCCTGTCGCTCCACCATCGACCACGCGCCCACCACTTCGCCGCGAGCTGCTTCGTCGCCGTAGCTGTGCTTTATGGACCGCTGGCCGTTCTCAAAGCTGGCCTGAAACTCGTCGCCCTTGCGGACCACATCGCCGTCCATGCGAACGAAGTCGGGCTGCCTGTGCGCGTGTGCCAGCAGACCGTCGCGGGACACGATGATGCTCACTCCGCCGCCGCCCATCTTGGCTGCGTAGGCTTGCTTTGCGAACGGGTCTAGCTCGTAGCGAGCGCAGACCTCTAGGAACATGACCAGCTCTGCGTCGGTGCAGTCCTTGGCGACGGTCGACTTTATCGCCTGCACTTGCTCCGGCGCGAAGCCGTAGCGAGCGGGTTGCAGGATTGAGGTGTCGTCTGAGCGAACGACAATGTCTTCGGTGCTGTCGGGCTTATTCACAGGTTCTCCTTCAAGTAGTCGGGTGCAGTAGTGGGGAGGCTAGGTTCCGTGCCGGACGGAACGACAAAGGCCGCCCCGAAGGACGGCCTGTCGACAACCGCGAGGTGTCTGCTGCGCTGTGCAACCCGACCAGGGCCCCCTATGAGGGGAGCGCGAGCGACGGTTGTGTTGCCGAGAATACAACTCTCGGCAGCGGAGCCGCGTCCTAACTATTCGGGACGAGGTATACCGCTATGGCGGTGATCACAGCGACAGCCTCCGCTGCAACTCCAGAATCCAGAACTCCAACCGCGACAGCCAACCCAACGGCTGCGACGAGGAACTTCCTGACCGCCTTGACCTTCGGTGCGTTCTCTTTAATCCAATCGAGCACTTTGCGTCTACTCCTTTCTACTTCGTGGTGAACAGCTTGCCCTCGGCCTTGCGGCGAGTGACGAGACCTGGGAGTTTCTGGCCGGATGCGTAGACCCACTTGTTGAGTTCGCTCGGCACGGCCTTGTAGTTCCCCCTGTTTAGCTCCTTGAGCAAGGTGCTGCTGATGAAGGCTCCGTTGCCCACATTGTAGGCGAAGCTCACCAGAGCATCTAGCTGGTTCTGGGTGAGATCGACCTGCACCACATCCAGAATCACCTGTGCGTTGTCGTCGGCTTCGTTTTGGAGCATCTCCAGCGCTTCAGCCTTGGTCACACCATCTTTCCAGCGTTTCTTGTCGGTTGCGTCGCATGGGCCTAGGTGCAGCAGCGTTCCGTAGCCGATGGTGCAGTGGCCGACGGGATCGTTATAGGGCTTGGGATAGAAGCCTTCGAATTCGGCAATCAGTTCAGCACCTGCCTGCGACAGACCTGTCGGCTGTGCCTGAGCTTCCTTCTCTCGCCTTATCGCCCGCAGCAAGTGTGCGACGCGACGGCGAGCTCGCAGTAGTCGACGGCGTAGGCGCTGCAGCCGCGACAAACCGCGATCAAGCTTCGTCATAGCTCCTTCTTCGACGGCTTGACCTTCGACGGGTTGAAGGCAAGGTGAAGGTGATCGTAGTGGCCGGAGCTTCGCCAGATCGGGCCTTCGATCAGCTTGCGCGAGAACCGTAGCCGCAGCCAGAGCGAGAGTTTGTCCAGCTTCGACCAGTTGCCGTCGTTTGGCACGAAGTCGACTGCGTAGCCTTTCGTGTGCCACGAGTTCGGCGCTCCGCCGATGGCGGCGTTGTGGGCAGGGGTGCGGTAGAGCGAGGTCATGGTCAGGCCGAACTTGGCAGCGATTCGCTTGCCGTATTCGTATGAAGTCTGCGGGCGTTCGCCGCGAGGGAAAACTCCGCGCCTTTTCCGCTTTCTGGCCATACCTACATCATAGGCGGTTCGGGCATCTCGTCGGGGATGAGTCCCGCCAGACGCAAGCTCTGTCTCCATGCGGGTTCGTCTTCTGGCCTTGCCCCGTTTTCTACCCATTCGCCCCATTCGGTGACCTTCTGATGGTCTGCAACGAAGCAGCGCACATTGCCTGTGTCGCGCTCCACTTCCATGCTTATGTCCCGCGAGAAGCCCATGCCTGCGAGATATGTGGCGAGCCATCCACGCGGATCCTCTGCTGTGATGATCATGTCGCCGTCGAAGAAGCGCTCGGTGACTTCCTGCGCCTTGCTCGCTGCGAACGAAAGGAATCCCTGCCCTTGTTTCCACATGACCAGCGTCTTGAAGACCAGCGTCGGCGGTGTGTATTCGAATATCCACTCGCCGATCTCCGGCCATGTGAAGGTAATACTCTTGCCGTCGTCGTTCGACGCTTCGGGCTTTACGCCGTGGAAGGTGGCCATCGTTCGGGCTTCCTCCAGCGATCCCTTGCCATGGACTTCTTCAAAGCTCATAGCTTCACCATGTCAAGCTGATAGTCGGCTTGGAGGGTGACTGTTCCGCCGTCGCCAGGGGCTGCGTTAATTTGGAACTTCATCGTGTCTGTGCTTCCGTCGAAGCTGCTGATGTTGAATAGTTGGACCGTATGATATTGAGAGTCTTCGGAGGTTTCGCCGGTTTGCGCCACGGCGCGGTCGACTACGGTGCTGTTCTTGAGTAGCCGACCGCGAACATCGCTTCGAACGGCGTTGCTCTGGACGGTGTAGGTGCAGATTGTCAGGTAAACACCTGCTGTGGTCGGTGTGAGCGTGTCGCCCGCTTGTGTAATCGTGGTGCTGACCGTTACGCTTGGGTTCGTTGCCGACGCGAAGGTTGTGGCAGGTCGCCTCCTGCTATCTAGGCTTGTGCTGCTCGCTGCGTTTCCCAGCGTAGCGTCGCCCCCGACGACGAAGTAGCTCAGGCGGCTGCCGCTAGAAAGGTAGTTCTGGTTTGCGCGATTGACTTGTGATCGTGCCGCGAGTTTCAGGCTCTCGCTGCCGTTGAAGGTAGTCAGGCCATGCAGTGGGATGGTGTGGTCTGCCGTCGTGACGGTCTTAATTTCTCGTTCGCCGCGTCCTCCGATGTCGGCGTAGCCTCCGATGGTGCTGTCGTCTTTCGTGAGCTTGACCGAGATCAGGTCTTCGTCGGCTCCTGTGTTCACTGCACAGTTTCCCAAGGCCAGAACCGTCGCATTGGCGGGTGGTGTGAGCGTCGCATAGGTGGTGTAGTAGTTGGCCAGTTTGTTCTGTGTGGTCGTTGTCGCCCCGTTTAGGTAGTCCAGATTGCCTACTGTTGTAGCTGTTGAGCTCAGGGTTCCGAGCGCATTGCCGCCATTCAGCCGGATGGCAACCATTCGTGAGTCACCGTAGGTCGCGTCGGACCCAGACACGGCTGTCCCGTTGCCGTCTGTCCAGTAGACATCAAGTGTGATCGATGTTGTCGATGCGACTGTTATGAATCCATGTAGCGAGATTGGTTTGCCGGTTCCTGTGCTGGCATATCCCGCATCCGTGCCGCGCTCATCTGAGCGGTAGGCGACGCTCTCTAGAACGGTGCTGCCGTTGCGAAACGCAACCGTGGCGTAGCATGGCACACTGTTGTCGCTGACATTTCCGAGCGCCGCCCTGCCGATTACAAGCCAAGTCCCGCTCGTCAGTGAGATCGTGGCTGCGTTTGTCCAGACTCCCGTCGAAACCTTGGCGAAGCTGCTGCCGACCGCTGCGGCTGTCGTAGGCGCGGTTACATAGCTCGCTGGAATCGCGGCAGCAGACGACTCGGCACCGAGTGCCATCAGGCGAAGATTCCCACTTGCTTCAGGTCGTAGATGACCGTCGCGAGCACTTGGGCGACTTCGTTCAGCGTCGTAGAATCGATGTCAAGGCTTGTGTCTCGGTCGCCGCTGTCGAATGCTGTTGGGCTGGTGTCTGTGATCGTGTAGGTCGGGGCAGCGGCTGGTGTTGCTCCGTTTGCGGCGAAGTAGCCTTCGACCTTCAGGTGGGCATCGCCGCCTGAGCTGCCATCGTCGATGGTGAGCGTATTGGCTGCGCTGCGCCTGATCCGCACATCCGCGCTCGCGGATCCGCTTCCCCACGAAGCTGAGCCGTCGGCAGTGATCGTGAGCCGCCTGTCCGAGTCTCCTGCCACCAGAGTGCCAACCGCAGCGGTTGAAGTGCTCGCTCGGCTGACCGTGAGCAGGTCGTCCGTTTGCAGGTTGTTCGCGGCTTGACGATAGAGCGTCACATCTCCGCCTATCGTGAGTCCTACTCCTGCGGTCGTGTTGCTCAGGTTTATCGTGTCGTTTCCGCCATTGCCGCTAAGCACAAGTCCATCGGTATCGGAGATGGTCAGGCCGCCTGTCAGCGTTGTATCGCCGTCTGCTTCGACATTCAGCACATTAGTTCCGGTATCGGTTTGCACCTGAAATAGGTCGGCGGTTTGAGATGATGCTCCGCGAGCCGTGAGCGCGACCTGTGCGGCTTGGTTCGATGTGGCGAAGATCGGCAGGTCGCTTCTTGTGACGGAGCCGACTGTCGCTCGGAGTGCGACTATGGCGCTCCCGCTCACATCCACCTCTCCAACCTTTCGGTAGGCAGCCGTTGTGGGCGTTCCAGATGACTTCAGCTCTAGCCCGAAGGTGTAGACGGTCGGCGAGTCGGGGTCTGGTGTGCCGGAGAAGTCATTGGCGCTCGCTGTTGCATAGATTGACGCGGTTCCGGATGAGATGGCTCCGAGCGATGCCGTGACTGTGCTGGTGTTGTAGCGGTAGAGCCCATCGATGGCAATCGCGGCCTGATCGTTGCCCGATCCCGCCGGAACCTCTACAGCGGTTCCACTTGAAGCGACTCGCAGCCGGAAGCTGGGAGCTGCCGCGCCGAGCAGTTCTTGAATGGGATCAAAGAAGCCTTCGTGGACTGGATCGCCGTCGTCTAGCGGAAAGTGCTGGGTCATATTGTGTCTCCTACCTCGCTGCCGACGCGGAATCCGCCGACTGTCCATGTGATGTTTGTAGAGCTTGGGTATCCAAAGTCAAGGTGTGCTGGCAGTGCTCGGCGGAGGTATTCGATCAGGACTCCAGCTCGGTAGTCTGCTGGGTCGACTGGAATGCGGAAGCTTATTTCGTAGCTGCCAGGGTCGTTTTCTGAGTATCTCCAGTTTGCAGTGCCGATGATGGCAGTTATAATTCCGCCCCAGCCTGTGCCTGCGTTGAGCGTTCGTGACCGCAGTGCCGCGAGCACTACTTCCCTGCGGCTTGACTCCGATTGTGCGGGGTCAACTGGTAGGTCAAGCCATGTCTCCCAATAGGTCAGGTATTCGCCTGATGTCGTGTCTGGGAACAGTCCCGTTCGGACTTCGGCCACGAAGTCATCGATTCGGGTTATTTCCCTTGCGACCGCATCGACGAGCGCAGAGATGTAGGGATCATCCTGCTCGTATGGCGGGAGATCGGCGAGAAGTTCCTGCCCTTTTGCACTCAGCGTAGTGGCCATGGATAGAGCATAAAGGCGGAGTCGGCACTCCGCCCAACTGGGTGCTAGGCCAGCGTGATCGTGCCGATTTCAGGCACTTGGCTTGCCGTGACGGTCAGGTTTGTTGCCGACGCGTTGAGCTGCGTGTTGCTCACCGAGTAGATGCCAGGGACTCGGAACAGTTCTGCTTCGACGCGCTTCAGCAGCACCACGCCGCTTCCAGCTGGTGATTCAGCGCCAGGTGGGTTCTCTCCGCCAGGTGGCAGCCCATTTATGTAGGCGGTCAGCACTTCTTCGACATCTGCGGTGACATCGATTGTCCCTGCGAGCCCGTCTGTTGAGTAGCCGTCTTGCAGCGACAGCGTCACCGACACATTGACGGTCAGCGTTGTCGGCGTGGCGACGGTCACCATGGCTCCGACGGGAGCGAGGCCCAAGCCCAGCCCATGCTGGACTACTTGCGTGTTGTCGCTTAGGTTTCCGGTGTAGGTTGCCGTGCAGCCGGTAAAGGTCGTGCTGCTCAGTCCTGTGTAGTTCACGAGATAGCCGCCCACATAGATGCGGCCTGAGCTAGTGAAGCCTGTGGTGCTGTCGACCGTGATCGTTCCGGTTGTGCTTAGGTTCGTGATTGCTCCGTTGGTCAGTGTTTCAGCGGAGAATGGGTCTATCAGGGCCTGCACTTCATCTCGGACTGTTGTGCTGACGGGATTGTTGTCTACATCTGTGATCACCACGCGCACGGTTCCAGCGCCGTCGTAGAGCGGGCCGACTCTGACATTTCCGACGCCTGCATAACTGAGCGCCCAGCGCTCGTAGTCGGCCACGGATCCCGATCCTTGTGTTGCCGACCATGCTCGCTTCAGGCGGTCGCGGTAGTCCTCGTCGGATTCCGTGTCAGAGCCACCCGTGAAGGCTGAGCTGGTCACGCTTGCAAGACCTGCGACGGGCGAGAGAATCAGATCGATGGCGGCGCTTGCCACATTGCTCGCGGATCCCGACTCTGCTGCCACTGCTGCGACGGTCAGGGTTCCACCTGCGACGGTTCCACCTGCTGTTGTTACGAACGATGGCGGCTCGTCGTCAGGGTTGTCTTGGGTTACGCCAACTTCTACACCTGCTGGGACAACCGTGCCGTTAGTGCCGGTGAAGGTGACGGTTCCGGTTGCGAAGGTCGGCTCCTTACGGGGAATGTCAAGCGTCGATCCGTGGTCGTCAAGGTAGTCGCCCCATGAGTATTCGACCAGTGCAGCGGCTGGGATGTCGGTGCTAGCCATGTCCCAGAGCCGTTCTAGCTCCAGCGCGATGGCGGTGCGGACATCTGCGTAGAAGCTTCCTGGAGTGGTGTCGATGAAGGCTTCATCTTCGGGCTCCACGCCTGCGTTTACATCGGCATCGATTCGTGCCGTGATGCTGTCGACCGTTTCAGATCGCAGCGGAATAAAGTTCTGGATGTCAGCCAAGGATTACTTCTCCGGTTCCGAGTTCGGTGCTGATCGGTAGTTCAGTGTCATCGTCCAGCACCACATTGAAGTTTACGGCGAGTGCGTCGTCTGCCCCATCTGGCGTGGTGCCTTCGGTCAGCGTGTATTCGCGGATGTCGGTGATGGCGGGATGGAAGGTTAGGGCTTCTCGCAGAGCTGCTTCTAGTCCTGCTCCCCTTGTGGCTGCATATTCTGACAGGGGTTCTGGTAGGCCGAATGCAGGATCGCAGGCTTCGTGGGCTCCGGCCTGTGTTCGTATGCACTTTTCCACCCATGCAGAGATGGCTGCTGCCCCGCGCACTACCTGTGGGCCTTGCCCCGCACTGAACAGCTTGCCCGCTGGGAAGTTGAAGGCCAGCGACCTGCCGATGATCGTCGCTTCGCCATCCACTTCGATTTCGAAGTCATCGTCATCAGACAGGAGAGCGTCTTCGTCCTCCAGCCCCTCGGTGGCAATGTCCAGCGCGTCCTCTTCGTCTAGCGGTGCGCCTATCTCGTCCGGAAACAGTTCTTCGATTTCTTCGGGTTCGCCGATTGGAAGAATGTCAGCCACTTGTCTCGGCCTTTCCGTTCTTGGTCTGTTCAGCGTTGTGGAGCTTCGTGACTACTTCGTGCAGTTGTTTGCGTAGCGTTTCGTTCTCTCGGCGTAGTGCGTCGATCTCCAGCGCTTGCATTCCTATGCGAGCAAACACCTCTTGTTCGTTAATCTCGGTCATGAGATCAGTTTAGGAGCGCCTTCGGTGGAATACCAGCCCGCACCTTTTAGCGTGGCCAGCATCTGGAAGTACTGGTCATAGCGTGGACCGATTGCTTCGTAGGAGTATTTCTGCTCTGCGATAGCTCGGATCGCTTCGGGGTCTAGCGAGTCGCATGCTTCGACCGCATCGCAGAAGTCTTGGAGCATGCGGCAACGGTAGCCAGTGGTGCCGTGTTCGACCGTTTCTGTGAAGGCCCCCCAATCTGTGGTGATTACGGGCGTTCCGCTGAGCATGGCTTCGACGACCACGAAGCCGAACGGCTCAAGGTAGATGGTCGGTGCTATCAGGGCGCGAGCGCCCGCCATGAGTTCGGCTCGGTCCTCCGGACCTATTTTGCCCAGCATCTGCCCGTAGGTAGGCTCGTAGTCACCTTCGCCAGCAATGAGTAGCTCGCATCCAAGTCTTTGCGCCACTTGGCAAGCCACATCTAGCCCTTTTCGTTCGATCAGTCGTCCTACGAAGAGCAGGTAGTCGTTCTTTTTGGCGTTGAACTGGAATTCCGACGGATCGAAGCTCGCTGGGATCACTGCGTCATAGAAGTTTCCGTTTGCGTCGTTATTGGTTCCTGCTTCAGCGGCGTAGCTTGCATGCATCCATGCATAGCTTTCGAAGACTCGTGGGTGACCGGCGACGCTGCC